GCCCGCAAGATCAGCACGGCGTTCCGCGCTGGCGGCATCAAGGACATCCTCTGCGAGGATGTGGTTACGCTCACTGAATCTGGAGAGATACCGACAGGCGAGGCAGACGTGGAAATCACCGAGGCGCAGGACTTCTAGGAGGATGATATGGCTACCAACCGCAACCTGCCGCCCTGCTCTGGCACCAGATGCCTGGGCTGCGCCCGCGTCCCGCCCTGCCAGGACTTTCACTGTTTGACTTGCAAGGATTACCCTCCGGGGCGAGGCCATCGGGGCTGCCCATGTTGGATGCCCAAGACTGCCGCCGAGGAGGCGCAGCTATCGGCAAGCCTGGCCCAGACCAAGAAGAATAACGAGATCGCCGCGCGGGCCCAGGCCAAGACCGCCAGCCGCTCCGCGATAGGTGGTGGAGCCATCAATGGGCGGGTGGTGTGTGGCGGAAGACGACGCGGGAGATGACACATGAATAGGAACGATTACGGGCCGCGCAAACTTCATAGCCAAAACCAGTTCGATGGGCCAATTTACCGCAGCTATCGCCCAGGTCTGTATCGGGTGTTTTGGGAAGATTACCCGGCGCTTAGTGCCGGCGCGGAGAAAGTTGAGCGCGACACCGACTCCGAGCGGCGGGCACTCGCCAGCGAAGAGCTGGTTGGTGCCGCGGCAAAGTTCGAATTCGAGGCGCGCCGCCCGGCGCAACAGTTCCTGCGGCAACAGGCCAGTGCGCTGCTTGCTATCGGCTGTTTCAACTACGCCGAGGCATACCTACTGCGCGCCATCGCCGATGCCCTGGATCGAGCAAAAGGAGAGGCGACATGACTGACTTTGATGCCATCGACAACCGCCCGGTTGACCCTGGTACGCCTGTCCTGGTGACTGCCGGGAAGCTGGCGGAGTTAGAGCGCGATGTGTTGCTGGCGCAGGCGGTGAGGAAGGTACTAGAGAGTGGAAAGTGGGATGCTATGGATTGCAGATTTGAGGCGGAATGGCAAAAACAGGATGGGCGTCCAGTTGTGCCGGAATTAGTCTGTGCCATCGCCGCCGTCCTGGAAGCCGAGCAGAAGGAGAGGCGACATGACTGACTTTGATGCCATCGACAATCGCCCAGTTGACCCTGGCGAGCTCGTCCTAGTGACTGCCGGGAAATTGGCAGAGCTAGAGCGCGAGGCCACCCTGGGAGTGTTGGTCAAAACGCTACCAGTCGGTTGGCGGTTGCACAGGTGGAGGTTCGTGAGCGGCAGTTCCGGCGGATTCTCATATTGGTACGTGACAAGCAACATTGGCGAATACCGCGCCGAGACGCCCGAGGCGGCAATACGGGCCGCCCTCGTTGCCGAGCATCTCGTGCCGCAGGAACCGAAGGGGGATCATGCCAGTTAATGCGTATGACCGGGCCCTCAAAGAGATCATCGCAGACCTATCTGACCGCCGCGGACTTCGGCAAGAATGGGAGCAGATTGACCCCGCTACCATTGTGGGGATCAAGACGGTCTGGCGAGAGATACTGTCCCGCCACCTCCTGCCTCGAAACGGCGGCAAGCCCGCGGCAAGTAAGCGTCAACGGCCCGTAACGCTCGTTGACTTGGCGCGCCTGTTTGCTGAGGCATGGAGTGAGTATAACGGGTATTTGAGGGGCTTGTCTGGGCTGACCTTGAGCAAGAATCCTGGCGAGGCCACGCTGCTGTTGCTGGAGGTTCTTGAACACGCCGCGGTGCGCGTGCTGGATGAATCCGTGGTGGACAAGAAGGGCCCCCATGTGTGATTATGCGGGAATGACGGACGACGAACTAAACACGGCTATTGCCGAGAGGCGCGACGGTTTTTATCTTCGTTTTGGGTTTCACAACGGACAACATGACTATCTGCACGACAAAGAAGAGACATTGCGGGCTCTGCAGGAGCTGCCGTTACCTCCTATGAAGGCGTGTATGTTGTCTGCTGACGCTGATTCGATGCCCATATTCATGCACTATACGTCCTACTTTAGTGTTACCAACAGCTTCCGCACGATCTGGTTGGCATGGTTGGCATGGAAAGATGCGCAGAGAGCGGCGCGCCATACTGGCGCCAAGGGCACTCGTGAGCGCGATCAACTAGCAGCAGTAAAGTCCTATTACCATTGGCTTTGTGTGGAGATTATCAGGCTACGCCACAAGAAACAGCGCACGCTGAAAGAATTGGTTGAGATGGATCACCATGAGCGACAGGTTCATGCGCTTGAAGCTCACTATGGCTGGTCCCATCTCAACAAACTGGAAAGGAGAGTTAGATGATTGAGACCCGTCACATAGTCATAGCCTTGGTCAGTTTCCTTGTAACTATTGCCCTGGAGCTGCTTGTCACGCAGATGCTGCGCCGGCGGAAGAAATAGCGTGGCTCAGAGGAGTTGAATGTGATCCCTTGGATGTTGGCCATGCTACTGACCCTGACCATGCTCCAGCCCGTGGTCGGTAGCGCCACACGCTATGACACCGGGCTCGTGACGCGCAATGGCCAGGCGTTTGACCAAAGCGCAATGACATGCTCTGTGGATGACCGGCTGTTTGAGCGGCTCGTCGGCAAGACGCTGGTAGTATGCAATGCCGGCGACTATTGTATCTTGTGCACGGTCGCGGATAGCGGATACCTGGATGAAGATGAACAAGTCTCCGAACAATTCATGTTCGTAGACTTGACACCTGCCGCGTTCTGGGAGCTACGCCGCGGCTTGACGGCGGCGCAGGACAACGATGGGCGATTGCCAGTCACAATATTCGTGATTCCCTAAGGAGAAGAAGATGGAAAAACCTGCATTCAACAAAGATACACGTTGCCCGAAGTGCGGCTATACAGCGGCGATGGAAGTTCGATATTGCGGCAGTATCGACCATGAGTGGCTAGATTGCAAATGCCATCGCTGTGGATTTTCTTTCGGTAGATTCGATTGCCTTGATGCACAGTCGGAATGTGGTGACGAGAACGAGTTTTTAGACACCAAAAGAAGGGTACGCTGCACTCTCCTGCGCGGCCATGCTGGCTGGCACTATTGCCAAGACCAGACGGGAAACTCAGCCTGGACGTGGCCGAATAAGAAGGACGGGCATACGTGCGGGGAGTGCGCACATTGGCACGCCACGAGCCGGTCAGGAGAATGTGACCAACGCTACGGTTCCGGCATGAACATCGTGGGCAAAGAAGATTCGCTTGCTGATAGGTGCGACAACTTCATACCCCGCGACCCCGCCCCGCTGCCGTGCCCGTGGTGCGGTGAGATGCCGATAGTAAATACAGCGGACTACGGAGAGGGGCGCATTTATTGGGTTTCTTGCAAGAACAATGAATGCCAAATTCATCCAAGGGCATGGCAAGGGAAAGCAACCGCAGCCGAAGCCGTCGCCGACTGGCACAAGCGCGCTTGATGAGAGGAGGAGAAGATGGATAGGCCCAGGTTCACAAAAGAGCAGAAGTGCGCCAAATGTGGGCGAAGTGATTGGAGAGTAAAATCGCAAAACGATTGCGACGGGCTATACCTGCTCTACATCTGCGGCTGTGGCCATACCTGGCAGACCCAGACCGCCGACGCGCAGCAGGAGGAGCCAGCGTTCTACTACTGCCCAAATTGCTCCAGATTCACTGGGTGTCCTGGGGCGAAAGACAAGATGACATGGACGATTTCATGCCGCGCTTGGACGCGCATAACTGATGATGCCGACGCGCAGCAGGTGGCGGAGCAAATGCCCGTCGGCCCATGTACACCAGCTTGCGCCGATTACATTACAGACACGCAAGGGCTAGCGTGGATGCTATGCCAGTCATGCGTATACTATCAAGTGTCAGGAGGATGCAACTTGGGACACACGGCAACGCCAACTCCAAAGGAAGAACCCATAATACTGGCCCGCGCCTATCCAGACGCCACTCCTCCGGCGCGTGTGTGCGGAGAATGCGCATACTGGATGCGCCATGTGGCACGCGACCTGGGCAACTGTGTGCACCCAAAGCGGACTTGGCGCAATGCCCCACTGCACGCCAAGGCGTGCCCGGGCTTCAAATTGCACGGCCAGGAGCATACATGCGGGGAGTGCGTGCATTGGCTGCGCCGGGGCAATGACTCTCGCGGATATTGCCGTTGCTCTACGCCCGGAGGTGCACCATGCGTTGAACAGTGGCGCGCGTGCGTCGCCTTCGCGCCCATCGCCACAGACCCTAACGCGCGACTGCTGCCGTGCCCATGGTGCGGAGAAGCGCCAAGGCTGCTTAGCTATAAGACCGATGGCGGGCGCGAGCGGTATGCGATATCGTGCGAGAATGACGATTGCGAGTGTGTCGCCGAAACGGTGTACTTTGACACCGCGGATCAGGCCGGCGCCGCCTGGAACAGGCGCGCCGCGTAATTGCCACCAACAGTAAGGGGCAACATGCTGCACAGACTAATCGAGAAGTACGTCAACCGAAGCAAGCGCCGTCGCTGTCATTGCTCAATGGACGTATTTGAGTACAGCAAGACGCACTCAGATGCGGAAACGATGGCGTTCTGGGTGGGGCTGTGCTACGGGCTGCATGGCAAAAAAGCTGTCTTCTTCCTGCCAGCTATTGGTCTGAGCGGGCTGGTGCGGCTTGCTACCGCAAACGATGTTTGCGACGGAATTGCCAATGTCATTTGCTTGTTCGCAGAAACAAAGGAGGAGTACGTCGAGACTGTCGGCGGTATTGCCGCAGGAGCGGCGAAGGAAGCTCTCAAGGGTAAGTGAGAAAGGGGGTGATAAAATGTGGCGTATTCCAATCGGCTTTGGGATGATGCTGTCGGGCATCACGCCCCGGACTAGCAACTATAACTATGACCGGCTGTTCCTGGGCTTCCTGCTCATGATGAGCGGGTTTGCGGGGCTGTAGGAGGAAAGCATGAGACTTGAACTGGTCGTGTTATTGGCGGTCATGGCCCTGTCCATGACCGGCTGTAGCGAAGGGGAAGTGATGATGGCACTCATGCCCCCGCTATGGCCGCTGTACATCACGTACAAATTGATGGATGCCACCAAAAGTGTGTGGGACAAAAAGGAGGACGATAAGTGATGAAGTACGAGAAGTGGGTAACTTTGGTGTTGGCGCTCCTGATTGCGGGCCTGTACGTCCTGCCCGCACAAGCTCAGGAGCCGCCGTACATCTTGCAACGTCGGCTCATGATTCAGAACGGCAGATTGCTGGTTGACCCGCGCATCACGCGAGTCAACACCCTGTACGGGTCGTACTACGGATTGAATCCGTGGATGAAACAGCAGTGGCGGTTGTATTCGCCGCTGCAAGCTTACCGGACTTGGAGGTAGAATGAAGAGAATTGTTGTAGCACTGTGTTTGCTGTTGGCGCTGGCCACCACGGTCAGTGCGGACGGGCCGAGCATCACCGACTTGGTGCAGAAGGTGAATGCCGGGATCATCACGCGGAGCAACTTCCAGAACTTTATATCCGACTCAGCCAAGATGGTCGGATATGGTTCGGGGGCGACCCGGTACGTCTATAGCACCGGGGCCGGTGGCTACTCGTATACCGGGGCGAATGGCTGGCAGATGGCAGTGAACGAGTCAGCCCCATTCCTGGCGGAAGTCACGGCCTTGGGGATGCGCTTCAAGAACATGACCGGCGTCTTCTGGGCCGCTGGCATGGCGGCTTGGAGTTACGGTCAGACCTACGACCAGCGCGGCTTTAGGCGTCAGCCTACCAGGGACTAGGAGAAAGGCCCATGCGCAACGCATGGGCCACCCTACTTTAGGCAGAAAGAGGAGGAGTGGTAAGATGCAATCTGAAATTGCGTGGCTGGAAATTGCCGAGTCCACGGTGTTCATCGCCTTTCTGTTCTTCACGACGCAACATTTCTGCTCGCTGTTCTGGACATACCTATGGCGCAAGTTCTGGGATCTGGCGCGCTACCTGGTAGAGAATTCCAAGTGCGCCGCACGGTGGGATCGGTTCATGCACCAGGTCGCCGAGTATTGGTATCCAGTGAACAGGAATGCGAGGAAAGGGCCATGAAGATCTTCGTGTGCAGCCCCCCGACTCTCGGCGAGCGGGTTCGGGCATACATCCGGTACCTTGAGTCGAACGGCCATAGCGTTGTAAGCCTCCAGTCGCCCGAATTGAATAAAAGCACGAGCGAGGAGACCTGCGTGGCCGCCCTGTTGGCGATGTCTGCCGCCAACGAGGTTCAGGTGGCTTGGGATGGCCAGGATCAGGGCGTGCTATTCTTCCTGGGCGCAGCATTCGCCCTGGGCAAGGCCGTTCGCCTCATCCCATTTCTGACACCGTGCCTGGCAGATAACGGGCCCAAATTCTTCATCCGGTTGATGCAGTGGATGGATGGCAATGAGTGGTGGAAAAAGATCAATCGCGCGGTCATCGAGAACAAGCGCAAGGAACAAGAACAGAAAGGAGAGGTCGTATGACGCACAACGAGGAACAGGAACGCAACAGGGAGCGGGAGCGACAGCGCAGAATGAGGAAATGGTTCCGTGTTCTCAGCGAGGCGAGAGTCTTTTCATCTCCGCCCATCGACGAGTCGCTGAAAATGGGCGCGAGAGTCTACCACCCCGGGCCATTCTGGAATGTGATGGGCCATTACGTCGTCATTGTGGCCTCGCTGACGATGGGTATCGACTGGTCTGCATACATCGGGGCCACAGAGGCGCACGGCCTCACGTCGACTGCGATTGAGCTCGTTCTGGAGTCCGGCGACAAGCTGTCCCGTGAGCAGGCCGTATTCTTCTTCCCGCATCTGCGCAAGCTGCCGTACAGATCATGAAAGGGTCTATCGCGTCGGGCCCACTACGCGCCGGGGGCTCCTATCTATGGGTGCAACTACCCTGTGACGTCCAGGGAAAGTGCATTGAGTTCCGCGATAAGTATGGATATTGGCCGCTGGAGGTCGTTGTGCCACAGGGAACTGCGTTGAATTACCCGTGGTTCGATGCCAATGGCATTGTTATCGTGCAGCATCCACAGGCGGTATACGCCTGCGTCGGGCCGGTCGGAGAGAAGCCTGGCCAGCCCAAGGATTTGTAATGGGGAGAAAAATGAACATAGCACTGAAAGCCATCCTGGGAGATCGAGTCGTAGCATATCACCCGCTACTGGCGAAGCTATTCGGCAGCGTCGAGGCCGCGTTGTTCCTCAGCCAAATGCTCTACTATCTCGATAAAACGACCGCGCCGGATGGATGGGCCTACGAGACCCGGGAGAAGATCACTGAGGATACCGGGCTGACCAGACATGCGCAGGATAGGGCCCGGGCGATTTTGGCTTCCCTCGATGTGCTCAAGGAAGAGCGCCGCGGGGTTCCGGCGACAATGCACTACTGGGTGGATGTCGATAAACTGGAGGAGCTTATCTGCGCACACACCAGTGGGAAGAGCCCGCCCAGTTTGCCAGCATCCGACAAACTGGATTGCCAGCATCCGACAAACCAGTCTGTCGACGGGGGGCAAACTATTCAGAGAGTTCCACAGACTTCTACAGAGGAAGAGGCGGCGACAAACATTGAACCAGCCCAACTGAAATGGCAGCAGGTCAGGGGTGGCGCCATCAACTATATCGACGGAGAGCAGATCAATGCGCTGATTGACGAGTTCACCTCCGAGTGGGTTGTGGCCGCCATCGATGAGGCCAACCGCTGCAAGACAAGCCCGTTCGTATCCCTAAAGTTCGTGGAAGCCATCCTGCGCCGCTGGAAGGTCGACGGGTTCAAGGCCGCGTTCAAAGGCAGGGGCAAGCCACAGGAGCGGGATGGGCCGGCGACAGTGGCCGTGACCGGGGCGATGCTTGACCAACTCTTCAAGGAGGCCCAATGATACCCAAAGGAACTGGCCCCGCAGAACTCTTTAGCCTCGCCGCGGAACAGGGCGTGCTCGGCAGCCTCTTGGCTGACCAAGATGGCTCGACCATTATCCAGGTCAGAACCATCCTCGACCCGCATGACTTCTTTATCGAGGCCCACGCAGAGCTATATGGGGCCATGCTCTGCCTGGCAGATCAGTCTCGCAAGACCAACACCGTCAACATGGCCGAGGAGTTGGAGCGGCGCGGCATTCTCGACCAGGTAGGTCTGGCCAGCACTAGAGGATCGTCCTATCTGACGTATCTCGTTGGTGCAGTTCCTATCTATGCCCATGCCGCCGAGTATGCCCAGACGGTGCGCCGCTACTCCCTGCGCCGCGGGCTGCTCGGATTCGCCCAGAGACTGGCGCGAGCATCGCACGACACAGACGACCCAGAGGTTATCATTACGTCTGGGCTGACCGACCTGGCGGGCATGGGCAGCCGCGTGCGCGCCGGCCTCATCAGCGCGAGCGATGCGGTGGATGAGTTCGAGCCCAAGGCGCGCCAGTGGTTGTCAAATCCACAAGATGTCTATGGCATCCCGAGCGGGCTCGTCGACCTGGATCGCATGACCGGCGGGCTGGAGCCAACTGAGTTTGTGCTCATCGCCGGTCGCCCCAGTGTCGGCAAGTCGGCGCTTGCGCTGCAGATTGCCCGCCACGCCGCCGAGACGGGCCATCCGGTGGCCTACTTCAGCCTGGAGATGAGCTTGCCCAGGATCATGCTCCGACTGGCATCCTCAGTGGCGCAGATAGATAGCGATGCCATCCGCCACGGCAAGGTGGGCCAGAATGAGCCCAAGCTGTGGGAGGCGCTCGCACATATCACCCGGTTGCCGATGTGGTTCCATTGCGTGGCCGGAGTGACCGTCGGGCAGATCGACCACGAGATCGCCAAATTGCGCGCCAGCCAGCAGGTGGACATGGTCGTCATTGACTATATCCAGTTAATGGGCGGCGAAGGCGACAACGAGAACCTCAAGCTGACGCATATCTCCAATGGCCTGGCCAGGTTGGCCAAGGCGCACAATGTCGTCCTGGTCGGCCTGTCGCAATTGAGCCGGTCGGTGGAGTCCAGGCTGGACCCGCAGCCCAAGCTGGCCGACCTGCGGGGCTCTGGCAGCCTGGAACAGGACGCGGACAAGATTCTGTTCCTGTGGCGCGACCCCAAAGAAGAAGAACTGTCAACCAACGGGGAACAGGATCAGATGGCGGCATTGCGCCTGAAGAAGAGACCGCGTTCAGCGCCGATGTGCCTGGCCAAGAACCGCGATGGCATATCGGGCATCGCCAACCTGGAACTGCTATTCTGGGGCCGCTATCAGACATTCCTGTCGAAGGCGGAGCATGTCGATGAGCCATTCTAGGTCGGCGCAGAACATACAGTTTGTACAATGGGCCGTGGGCGGCGTGACCCTCTGCGTCGAGGGCGATGAAGAGCACCTGACCCTAGCGCAATTCGAGGCCAAGCTGGCTATGGCCCGCCGGCTGTTTTCAATCGACGCCGGGGATTATTGGGTTGACAAGACCGACGAGTTTATCTACCGCATGATTCAGCGGGCGGGGGCAGTGTTTGGCGCGGCCCATGCTCTGGATGCGGCGCACGAGGCGTTCGACCGGATGATAATCGGTGTGCCGCTTAGGGGAGAACAAGCTATGTTGGAGCACAAGTCATGACCATAGAGCCGACCATCATAAGGGTGTTCCCACGCAGGACATCGTTCACGCCGACCGATGCCCTGGCGCTCGTGGGGGATCCCGGCCTGTGGCTACCCGAGGCCGAGGAGGTACATGTCTCCTGTACGTTTACCTGGGATGAGCCAGAATGCGAGAGACTGTGGCAGGCGTGGTCTCAGTATTATCCCAAGGTCAAGTATGGTGGGCCGGCGTATAGCTCTCCCATTATGACGTTCACGCCCGGAAGATATGTAAAGGAGGGCGTAACGTTCACGTCCAGAGGATGCAACAACCGCTGCCCATGGTGCCTAGTGCCAGATCGCGAGGGCCTGTTGAAAGAGATGCCCATTGTTCAGCCGGGACACATTATCCAAGACAACAATCTATTGCAGTGCTCGCATTGGCACCAGGAACGGGTCTACGCCATGCTCAAGGTGCAGCGCAGAGCGGCGATATTCTCGGGCGGGCTGCAAACATCCCTGCTGGACGATTGGGTTGTGGAGCAGTTCGCGGGGCTGCGCATCAGCAAGATATTTGTGGCCTGCGATACAGACGGTGGGCTGGACGCCCTACGCGAGGCGATGCAGCGGCTCCGGCATGTCTTCCCAGATCCCTGGGTGATGCGGCGCACGGTATCTTGCTACGTGCTTATCGGTAGAAATGGGATAGACTCAGAAAAGGATCGCCTGCGTGCGGTCTGGGATACCGGGGCGATGCCGTTTGCCCAATTGTTTCAACCGCCAGACAAGGTTATCCATTACGACCGTGCTTGGCGCGAACTGGCTCGCGCATGGTCAAGGCCGGCGATCATGAAATCTATGTTGGGAGGTGCTGCAGATGGAGCAAAGAGTGGGCGGAATGCGAATCATTCCGGCGTGCGAAGTGACAAAGATCACGTTGTTCCCCAGGGTACGGCAGTGGGAGATCAGCTTGGCCTGCGGGGGTAGATTGAGGGCCGCCGTTTTCAGCGCAGATGAGGACAACGTCTACGCCGACGACTCGCTCTCCTTTACCTGCAACAGGCTTTGCGACAAAAAGCCCCGGTGCGTCGTGGGCTATGAGCAACCGAAACAAAAGGAGACTTGATGAAGATTGAATTGACCGCATTGGGGAATCTAGTCGCGGGCAGATTAAAGATGCTCCCCGGGGGTCCGTCCAGGGTCACGGACAGCGATCTGGATGTGATCGACACCGGCAAGGCATGGACACTCGCCAATGATGTGCTCCTGTTCGTGGCGGGCGAATTTGGCGCCCTGGCCGAGGTAGAGGAACTCACCGTCGCCAAGATCGCCGAGGCGCTGTTTGAACACGTCTCGGGCGTCCCCGCCCCAGTGCTGGAGGAGATCGTCGCGGGCTTCGTCGAACACGAATTCCTGGTCGCAACTGGATATCCTGCTGATACCCTCATAGGGTGGGTGTGCGGCGTGAACCTGGCCGAGCATCCGCGCCGGCTGGAGCTATTGCGCATCCTGACCAAGAGCCCGCGCACGGCCAAGGAATTGCGGGCCGACCTGGGGAACCTCCCGGTGATGACCCTGCGCCACCACCTGATGCCGCTCGTGGAGATGGGCTTTGTCCGTTCTCACCGCGCGGGCAAGCGCATGGAGTATGAGGTGGATCGCGGCATGGTCGCAGTGTTCTGCCGCAGGATGGCCAAGGTGCTGGATTGGAGATTCTCATAATGGCCGAGCGCCCCTTTGCCGACATGACAACACCAGACCTGGAGAAGGTCGTCAAATTCTATGACGCCATGTATCAGCTTAACGACGCCCAGATCGAAGCCTGGTTTGCAGCCAAGAGAGAGTTGAGACTGCGCGAGCTTGTTATCATCGGCGCACCCCGAATACGAGAGGAGGATCATGTCTAACGAGATATTGAGCGCCCTGTTGGCGCCCATCTTCAGAGGACAAGGTTACGAGACCCGTGTGTGGGATATGGTCAATAAGCCGCTTGTGGTTACCTCTGAAAAGGATCTAGCGACGGCCTTGGCATCAGGAGCCAAGAGGTTCGTCCCGTTCGTGCAGTTGGGCAACGGCCAGGGCTATTCCACCGCTGTCGGCCTGGTTCAGACAGGCAAGCAACCAGGTGACTACGACGTGTGTTTCTTTCCCTTGCCGCCGACACTCGTCGCTGCTTGGGAGTCGGGGTGCTATGCTCTTTGGGCTATGTCCGAGCCTCTTCCCAGGGATGTAACCAACCAGGAGGTTCTGTTCAGGCCGCCACTTGGATGTAAAGAGAATATTTCCTGCGTCGCCACCAAATGGTTCTTACCCATTCCAGGAGTAGATGGCTGCCATGCTTTGCGCTGGAGGCCCGACCTCATCTACCGCGGGAGAGACGTTTGGGCTGCCAGCCTTGTCAACCGGCAAGTGATTGAACTAATCCTATCTCGCCCGCCGGTGATGGGCAGAACTGGCCAGGGAGTTCTCGACCGCGTAGAGGGCGAGCTAGAGGTGATACTGGCCCTGCGTGAGGCGGGACTGTCCACGGGAACAATTGAACTGATATTCGCTGAACAGCCCATTGGCGACCCGTACCGCCCCGTTAGCTCTCCGGTTGGGGCGCTCACCCTGGTTGATGTGTTCGCCTCGTGGGTTCTAACAGCCGTGCGCGAGAACATGGCAGACTTTCCATACGAGATCAGACCCAACATCCTATGGTTCTCTCTGAGCCAGGCAGCTACCGACTGGCTCCAGGCCCGTCGCCTGTCCGGCGAAACTGCCTTGAGCGCGCCAGAACTATCCCGCGCGGCTGCGGAAACATCACAATCTGTCTCTCTGGGCCGCGGATATTACTTCGTCGGCCCAATGAAGACCAAACTTGGCAGGACGACCCACAATGCTTTTGGCATTGACCTGAACTTGGCCTGCCGTGCGGGCTTGGGCACAATATCCAAGACAGATCGCGTTGTGGCCTGATTACCGCGCGCGTTAGGTAGGGACATAATAGGTGGGTGTCGCTTGACCTACATCCGTCCATGTAGTAAACTCTATGTAGAAGGGAGGTGATAAAGATGATGTCTTCAGAAAAGCGTCTCGCTGCCGACAGGATAGCCCGCATTTGCCTGGCGTCTCTCGTGGGCGTTGGGCTGCTCGGGGTCGCGGCAGATGGCAATCCGCTGGGATCCCTGGCCGCGCTGATTATGTGGCTCGTTTCAGCCGAGGCCATCGGCATCGTGTCCAGCCTGGCACTGGCTGTGATCCGCAAGATTTGGCCTAGCATCAACGAGGACTATGCCTGGATTGCGGCCATCCTGTTCGCCGCAGTAGCCAGCGCCATTGCCCGGCTCGCGATCCCGTGGATTCCGCAGATCCCGACCTGGGTCAACACCCTGTGGCCAGTGATCGTTCTCCTGGGCCAGCAACTGTGGTTCTATGTGACACGGCCAGCAACAGCGTTCCGGGGACTGTACACGCAGACTTAACAATGGAGGGGCCTCTTCCGTCAGGCCCCTCTACAGGAGTTATCATGTCTATTGGAAGAGAAGTCTTGCTACATATCAATGTGGTGTTTGATGAGCGCCGTCACGCGATTGTGATTTCGGGCCTCGAAGTAGATCAGCAATCAGAGCGCACTCTCGGCGTAATGTCTGAAGAGTTAATGTTCGATCCAACCAGCGGCGGGTTTTCCCTGACTTGCCTCGCCGAGTCTATCGCCGAGGGGCCCTTGGCACAAGAGATGGGCCGTAGGATTCTAAAGGCCCTGCGCCAAATACGTGACGAGCTGGAAGATGTTCGAGAACTGCAGAAGCGCGGAACATATCGTGGTGATGTCGATGCCTAACAAACGTTGGAAAAGGGTGGAGCTCGCCCTGGCCGCCCATTTTGGTGGCGCCCGCGCCGGGCCGCGAGGCAAAGAGGGTTCAGACATCGTTGGCGTAGATGGCCTGGCCATTGAGGTCAAAGACCGCAAACGGTTGGCTACCTGGTTGCTTGCGGCAATGCAGCAGAGCGTTGATGCCGCCGCGCCGAATCAAATCCCCATCGTTATCCTACACCAATGCGGTATGCGCCATGCCGGCGACCTCGTAATGCTGCGCCTCCAGGATTTCGACGACCTTATAGACAAAGGCTGAACCAGATACCCGACAAGAGAGTGGCGGGGGCCCGCTACCACTCTTGTCAGGTACCTGGTTCAGCCTCGAACGGTTATCTGCCGTTCGCCTCAGACTTCAGAAACCGCGCCGCAACCTCCAGGTCCATGAACCCGGTCATCCGCCGCACCTGCGGATCAAACACCACCACTGGGGTGCCTTTTGTCCAGGTCAATCCCTGCTCCCGCGCAAAGTCCGAGTCGATTTGATATGACCCGGTGCGCACCGCTAGCCGAGTCAGGCCGTGTCTCTCGAATGGCTCGATGGTGGGCTGGTGCCCATGCTCAATGACCCCCACATCAAACGGCTCCGGGGCAAACTCGTATAGGCGCTTGACCGCGTGCGTCAGGTTGAAGCTCGAATTGTACCTGCCGCGGTGTACGCGATAAATCTTATAGCTCTGTCCGGGCAAGATCAAGCGCAGCATCCCGCCGAACCCAGTATACACCAGGCGCAAGTCGGCGCATATCTTGGCAATGCGGTTGTCGTCAGCCACCTTGGTCGTCCAACTGTGGTTGCCATCTCCGACAGCGATGAGTTTAGGACGTAGCCTCTCCAGCCACCGCTGTACAAGGATGAACTGGTCGTCCACTCTCATATCGGTCTCCATGTCGCCAAAGTGGGCCATGACCGACAGGATAAAGTTGTGCGCCGCATCCCCGCCCACATAGGCGTACAGGTTGGGCGTGGCCACAATCAGATCAATGTCTGCCTCTAATGCCCGCAGATCGGTACCCACTGGCCCAACGTGCCAATCTGATGTGAACACAATCCCAATCGGTACCTGGCTGTCGATCCTTGCCGTAACGTCCGACCACGTCTTGCGGAACTTGCGCATCTCGTCGTGTAACGCAATGTAGGCCGCGAGCAACTTGTCTGCATCCGGCGCCTCATGTTGGGGTAAGTCCAACTTGAGCCGGAGATGTTCCTGCAGGCCGTCAGAGATAGCCCGGGCCACGTAGCCTGATCCAGAACTCCAGGATAGCTTCTCGCAACGCCGGTGAACCGCCTTATTGATATCCTCTGGCTCCAGCCCCGTGATGACGGCGATTTCGCACGCCAACTGCTTGGGATTCTTGCCCGAAGCGCGCTGGCTGATAAGCCAGTCATCCAGGGTCTGATTGGGCGGCAAGGTCGCATACTGCCCCGGGATCTTCCATTTGAGTTTGCCCATGGCGATCAGGGACCTAGCTTGTCGACGATATTCAGTATCAGCCCCGCCAGCGCAATCAACAGGGTGATGTACACCGACTGTTGCGATGCCTTGGCCTGCAATGTGATCCGAAAATCACGCAGTTCTTGGAGTTCTGTCTTGAGTGGCGTCAATTCTGCCAAGAGCTCTCTCCTTGTAACCATCTGTGCCGCTTGGTCCTTTAGGGCTTCGCGGAATTGGTTCATTGTGTCAAGGCGATGTGCCATTTGCTCTCGGGCTTGAATCATGGCTTTCTCCGCCTCCGCAAAGCGCATATCCACATAGGCCCGAAGGCTAACAGTGGTGTGTGTTTCGATATCTCCGTTTTTGGTTGTCATGCGATTTCCTCGTAGAGATCAGGATGCGCATGGGAGGATACAAAGCAAAAGCTCCCTGCGGTGCTAGGATTAACCCGTTCATAGTTCAACGTCCAGCGATTGCTCCTGTGTAATATAAGTGTCTGCAGTCATCGCCTGCACGATATATGTATCCGCAGAATGGTTCTGCGTAATGTATACGATAAAACTGACGGTCTCCGGAGGCCCCAAGGATATGAGGCGCCCGATGAAATTCAGCACGCCACTCAATATCCTGCGCACACGCCGTGTGACGGCGCCTGTAGGGGCGAGCACCCCGGCAAGGTTAACTTGATAGAAGCCGGCGAGTTGTGCGGCGAGCGAACCGAGAGTGCTTAATGCGCCATTAAGTGTCGTAGATGTCTTTCGCGACAGTTCTCCGGCGTAGTTCAACCCCCCACTGAGAATCTTGGCTCCGCGCTTGCTCAAGGTTCCTGCGGTATTGAGTGCCCCTTCAATCGCCTGGTAGTATAGATTGGCGATCCTCTGAGCCGCCAGGTCGCCGATACTCGTTAACGCACCTACGACAGTTGTCTTCGTCCGCCGCGAAAGGCTACCCGCCAAACTCATGGCACCCGTGAGATTCGTGCGAACACTGCGGAGTATTGCGCCGCCCGCGCCCAGTGCCCCGGCGAGCAATTTGCGCCCCAGTACACCTAACTGGCCGCTTGATGACAGCACCCCCGAAAGTGCTTTCCCTCCGGTTCGCGTAAGGCTCCCGACCGTTGCCAGTATACCACTTATCGCTGTGGCCGTGCCCTTTGCCAGCGTGCCACTGGTGGCAATTGCCCCATCGAGGGCCTTCTTTATGAGACCTGGTAGCCTCTCGCCAACAACATCACCAATCGAGGACCAGATGCCTGCGAGAGTAGTCGCCGTCCTCTTTTGGATATTGCCGGCATAGGTCAATGCTCCAGCAACTGCAGCCCTAGTTTTGCTGCGTACATCCCCCGCGCTATGCCAAGCCCCTAAGAGAACTAGCTTTGCTTTGCCTCGTAAGCCGCCGACGAAGGTTATCGCGCCGGCGAATACCTGCGTGGTTTTGCGATAGGCGTTTCCAACGAATGCTAGCGCGCCTGCAAGCAACGTCTTTGTCTTATGATAGGTAGCCCCGGCGAATGTTACCGCGCCGTAGCGAAGCGTGCTAGTGCTTCTTCGAATATCGCCAACAAAGGTTAGGGCACCGTCAATTGCCTTGTACTGCAGCCCCGCGACCTTCTCTCCGATGGCAGCGCCGATTGAGCTCCAGATCCCCGTGAGGGTCGTCTTTGTTTTCTGGTAGGTGACACCGGCCAAGGTTGCCGCCCCCGAGAGCACCTTCTTCCCCTTGCCGAGCAGCGTTCCGGCAGATGCAAGCGCCCCTGAAAGCGTCGTCCTTGTTTTCTGGTAGGTGACACCGGCCAAGGCCGTTGCCCCCGAGAGCACCTTCTTCCCCTTGCCGAGCAGCGTTCCGGCAGATGCAAGCGCCCCTGAAAGCGTCGTCCTTGTTTTCTGGTAGGTGACACCGGCCAAGGCCGTTGCCCCTGCGAGCGCCTTCTTCGCCCTGCCAAGTAGTGCCCCCGCAAATGTAAGCGCCCCCGAGAGTGCTTTCTTCCCCTTGCCGACGAGAACGCCTGTCCCCGTCCACTCCCCCACCAGTATAACCACCTTGAATAGCCGCGTAACAAGATTGCCGCTTCCCGACCACACCCCCGCCAGTACGGTCTTTGTGTACATCCAAAGATCGCCGGTGGAACTCCATGTTCCCGGCAGTGCCTTCTTGCCTTTGCCGAGAAGAACGCCCGAGGAGGCTATCGCGCCCGCGAGCGCCTTCGTTCTGAGGCGCACGAGGTCGCCGGCGCTCGTCCATGCACCCTCCAGCAAACGCTTAGCTTTGCGTATCGGGTTGCCGGCAAGTAGCAGGGCTCCAATACGCTCGGTGATTGTCTTTAGCGTAAGAGACCGGAATTCGTTCCACGTACCGTTAGTGATCGTGCCGTTGTTGGCGCTGACCACTTCGGCATAGGCAGTCGCCCCCTCGCCTTCCTCCAGTTGCCACAGTTCAATAGTATTGCCGTCGGCTTCTGGCTTGACAACTTTGGGAGGCGGAGTAAAGTTCACGCCTATACCAAAACGGTCTCCACTCGAAATACGCATCCACGCAATTCCGCCGCGCCAGTAGTCCTGCGGCGGATCGGCGTTCCAATAGCCGATTTGCAGATTGTAGGAGCCATCCGACAGGTACGTGCCAAGGGTATCCTGCACCGAATAGGTGCACCACACTCCATCAATCGCAAAGTACGCCTTCTTGGTGGTATCGTCATAGGTCATCGTGATATGATGCCAGACATCGCGCGATACCTTCTCGACGGTATGCGTCCAAGCCCACGCGCCAGATTGTCCAACGATGGTCATCCAGAGCACATCGGTGATGTATATTTCTTCTAGCCAGCCACCCGGGGACATATCGTCGCCAGGCACTATCTTAGAGATTATCGTGCCGTAGTTCATCCCCTCGTGATGAGTCAGCCAGCAGTCAATTGTGAACGACCCGTCCAAAGGTATGTCATCCAAAGATGAGTCACTGCCGCACTCGATTTTGGTTGAGGAGCCGTTGAACTCGATGAAGTGGCGCACCGGTTCGTTGAGATACAGGATCCCCGCTAGGTGATACCCTGTCTTGCGGATTATGTCACCGCTTGCGGCTAGTGCGCCTTCGAGAGCCTTGATGACCTTCTTTATTGTAGTAACGGCTCCAACAGTCGACAGTACCCCGGCTAGGGATCTGAGAGGCTTTTTGATAGCATCGCCTGTGCTGTCCCACGCGCCAGAGAAGACCCGCTTTACCTTCTTGGCTGAATCGCCGGCAATGCTTGACACGCCCGCCAGTACCTTCTTGCCTTTGGCGCGAGCCTCTCCGGCGAGAGTCAAGGCCCCCGCGGCACTCTGTTCGAGTGTCTGCCCGCTAGCCACTGTGTAGCAGACGGTAATGCGAATGTAGTCTATGTAGACATCTGCATTTGGCCCCGTGGCCATATTGACATAGTGGACGCCGAACGAGCTATCGCGAACCTGCGCTACGGTAAGGCCGGCGCCCCAAGTGTCTGCAGAGCCGCCATACGTCTTGATGGAAAAACTTCCGCCCCAGTTGGTGCTTGTGGCCTTATTGTCTCCCACCCGTGATCCGCCGTAGCATAGTTGCGCCAGGGCGTCACAGCTAGTCCCTCCCAGGCCGTACCCGCGCACCTCTACCTTGATCCCCGCGATGGACGCCGCATTGCTCGGGATAACCGCATCAAGGCCAAAGTTGGTCGCCTGCATGACGTAGGAATAGTCATCGGCATCGTAGCTACTTGCCACAATACTGGCGTAGCTAGTATCAGTGGCCTTGATGTTATTGATGCTCAGCCAAGTATCGTCATCGTATGGCGTCTCTGAAACTGTTGCGGCAGTTCCAGGGTAGTAGGGGCCAACACAGATAATCGCGATTGAGCTTCGCGCCCCGCGCGGCGTAAGCGCGCCCGCTAGATTGCGGAGCAGCTTTCTAACCGGATCACCGGACATCGTAAGCGCGCCCAGTCGTGGCGTCAAGACCTGCTTGCTCGGATTACCTCCCAAGCTCAAGGTTCCGGCGCAAGCCTGCGTCGCTGGAGTCGGACCAAACGCCAGGTATGTCACCCAGCATCCCGACGGGTCTGTATCGTCCATCACGCAAGTGAACCCGCTGGCGTCTATGGACTTTATGTCCATCAGGCCAGCTATAGCATCGTCCTCAACATGGGCATATACGGCGCTGTCATAGCTTGCGCGAGCCGTTTCGGTGTCCGCTAGATTGTCTTCATCAGAGATGGCCATACAGGCCCGTTCCGATGCAGAGCTTGCCGCGCCGATGCTAATCCGGTTGTGCGCACTACTGGTATCTTCCGTAGACAAGGCCCGGTTGGCGCTGGCAAACAGGATGGCTCTCGGATGGAAGCCGACCGTCTCGCTGATGTCGTTGCTGTCCGTCCTAGTCGTTAGGTCGCCTACCGAGTAGCTGCCGCCCTTCAGGCAGATGAAGTAGTAATAGCGGGCGACCCCCTCCAGATGGTTTTGGGTGAAGCCGTCCGCGCCGAACGAGACAAACCTTTCCCGGGAGTTGGCAGTATCGCCAATATCATCACCGTTGTAGCCATACCCGTAGCTGTTGCTTGTGGCCACGCCGTCCTGACTGTAGCCAAAGGCGACGCCTTGCGCACCGCTTCCGGTGGCAAGGCCGATGGTAAACCCCTGGTTCGTTCCAAGGCCAGTAGCTGCGCTATAGGGTCGCCCGACAATGATGACCGCATCCGGCTGGAATCCAACGCCGGTCACGCCGTACTCCCCTGGGGTTGCCGGGGTGACCTGGCTGCCGAGATATACGTTGGTAAGGTCGTCACCGCCCAGCGCCAGGTAGTGAATTCGCGCGGCGATAGTGAACTGGTTATCCACCACCAGGGTAAATCCGTCCGAGTCCATAGACTGCAGATCCATGTCCCCGTCCACTGTCGCCGCGTCGGAGTAAATGGTGATTACGGTGTCGTTGTCTTGTTCACTCGACGCATCGCTAGTCGCTGCCCCATCCAGGCTGAATCCATTGATACAGAACCGGCTGCTGGAGCTAATGGCAGCACCAAAGCCCATATTGATATCGCCGCCACCAACGGCATCGCCGGTATCCGTTGACCCACCCCACCAAAACAGTACGACTTTGGGCTGGAAGCCAACGCCAGTAATGGCTTGGGTCTGCCCAAGCGTCTTGGAGGTATCTATATTGAAGCTGCCGACTTTTGCCGAGTACACCATCTATCAGCCTGCTATCTGTAAGTCCTCTATCACCTGGGCGCGATTAACCGAGCCGTCCACCGAGTGATACAGCCGGTCACTCCCGTCTTCCAGACACATCATGACGCTTTCGACCCGCAGGACATATAGGGTCTTGTTTGATGCGCCAGTCTGCGCATCAATCTTGTCGGCAAGCTGTGTCGCCTGCACAATCTCATCGCCTTGCAGGTCGAACTCGGTTGCTATCTGCGCCCGGGTCCATTCCCCAAGGGCATACAACCTCTCCGCAGCGATGAAACGGTGCAGGTTGAGCTTTCTTCCTGCCTCTACTACCCCGTTTGTCCCGGCCACCCTATCTATCAGGTCAGCCATCCGGAACTCCTTATCAGTTGTGCCAGGGCGACTTGCGCCGCCCTGGTATTGCGTCATCCACCCGCCGTGCAGGTCAGTTGGTACGTAAATTCGATGCTGTCACCATTCACGACGTTGATCGCGGCGAACTCGTGCCTGTCCATCAGCGTCACGCCGGTCGAGGCATTGAACAAGCCGTGCTCAGTGATCGCCTTGGACGTCGTGTAGGCAATCGTGCCCACTGACTTGTAGATGTTGGCCGATGCTCCCTCGCCCTGGTTGCCCGTGGCGCGAGCCTCGCCATCAGTGGTCTCGATGTCAACATCGGTGATGGCCGGATCAGTCGTGCCGACACCAGAGTCGTGGTATTTGAAGTCGCCCCACACGCTGGTCTCGGTCTGCAGTTGATCTACCATCAATTCGACGAAGGCCGTAGTCACCAGGTTGGTGCTGACTACACCATAGTTGACCATCGACCCATCCACATGCCGCAGCACCAGCTTCAGTTGGCCGAGCATGTGATTCATGCCCAGCGCCTTAGCCAGAGCGTGGCGTGTCAGCCCGGGGAGCACGTGGGGTGCATTGCGCACTCTCCACAGCAAGCCCGGACCAGGAGCGCGACGGACCTTCGCTCCGAGCTTCCCTCTCAACAAAATCTCGCTTTGCATGTGTACCTCCTCAGGTATGCAAACCATACTCAGGGTGCTTCCCTGTTACTTCCGTAGTCACGCAGACTGTGCTGCGCGCTACGCCATTACCAAACGATCAAGGATGCGGTGTACCCGTAGTAGTTGAGCAATCCATAGGTGCCCATATCGGTCTCGTCCCAAATGAGCTCGTCGTCCGGTGGAGACGCCCCCCACCAAGAGTTCGTTACCGAGGCATCTAGCCGTTGATCGATGTAGGCATTCCACATGGTGTTAGATGTTGGCACAAGGTTGATACTGTCAATGTCGGGGGCACACTCGGCATAGACCAGCAAGTTGATAGTGTTGTTGTTCAGAGTGCTGCTGGACATATCGGATGAGCTTGCGGTCGCAAGGCCATAGCCATTTGTGTCGAACGTACAGTGATCGAATGTGCTGCCGCCAAGGTCATTTACGCCAGTGCCATACTTGACTACGGTATAGGTCCAGTTACTGTGGTGACCCCACAAGCGAAGGAAGCCCCAACTCTCGGCAACCGTTGCCGATGAATGTGTAAACGTTACCGGAGATGTAACTGTACCAAGGCAGTCTAGGTTGCCACGGATATCTGCTACGTAGTTGCCTAGGAAGCGAATCTCAGTTCCCGCGCGCAGCGTGAGAGTAACGCCATCCTCGACTTGCAGCGGACAGTTCAGCGATATCACTCCCGGACCCCAGAACTCGCCCTCCACTACATGCGAGGCTCCTGGGCAGCCCGGAGTTGCAGTCACCGCCGGTGTTGGTGTCCGAGTCCTTGTTGGCGTGACATAGCCAACGGGTGTTAAGGTAGGCGTCTTCGTCGGTGTGCGAGTGGCAGTCGGAGTAGCCGTTACCGTCGGCGTGTTAGTTGGTGTTGGCGATGTCGTAGCCGTCGGCGTCGGCGGCGCACTGCCATAGTTGATTAAGAGCGCCGGCCAGTATCCCTGATCTACGGTAGCGTGATGGGCATAGAAAAGTATCGCCTCTGTAAGTTCGCTTGATGGCGTGGAAGCGATGACGTCGTTCCAAGATATGACGGTATAGCGCGTGACCCCTGTCTTGTTTATTGCCGACGTGCTTACGGTGCGCGTGTAGCAGGTGTTCGGCGCCGCTATGGACGTATTGAAGATCGTCCCCTCTAGTGTCGCACTGCCGCCATAGGCGCCATCGTAGTTGGCTTCGCGGTTATCGCACAGGGGGGCGACCCAGTCATACTCATACAACAACACGTTGAAGTCGTTGGCGCTTGAGTCGACGCTTACGCACACACTGATGACTGCGCTAAGCACGTCCAAGTCGTCCGGCAGCGTACTCGTGTCGAAATCCAAGTATCCACGACGTATCTGGTATGCAAGAGCCCCGGGGTACTCTTGCCCAACGCCAAAGGTGCTCTGCGCCGTCGAACAGGTGCTAGAGGTACTTCGGGCCGTTTCGTATACCGAATTTTGCCCTTGGATTCGGCCCCCAACGTCTGAGGCATAGAATAGGTCGCCAACGGGCACTGCTGTCTGCGTCGGAGTAGGCGTTACCGTCGACGTGGCGGTATTCGTAGGCGTCGGAGTCCTCGTCGCGGTATATTGCGGCGTATTCGTTGGCGTCGCCGAACCGGTTGGCGTCGCAGTGCGCGTTCTGGTTGCGGTCGCAGTCCGCGTCGGTGTTGGTGTGTATCCGACCTCTTCCCCCAGCGGCTCTACTACAACCCGGTGTATCAATTCGTTGCCATCGTTGTTGCAGTTGATCTCAAAGTCCGCACCCTGCAAGGCGGTCTCTCCGGTTGTGTCTACATCGAAGTATGCCTTACCAAGAACAAAGGTCACGTCTGTCCAGGTCTTCGTGTTGTACTTCTGAAAAGTGACAATGTTCAACGTGTTAGACGGGTCATAGTACCTAAACGACCACGTGTCTGTGCCGGAGTCGGCTAAGGTTACAGTTATCCTCCACGACCGTGGCCCGCCCCAGTCGATAGGAAGATCAGTCGTGCCGTTGAAAGCATCATCCAGATTGAACAGGAACCGGTACTGTCCGGACCCTTGCTGCGTAACTCGGTTTCCGCCAGCATTGAAGTCCGACCAGTTCGTGGTATAGGGTTGACCAGCTAGTGGATAGATGTAATCGTCGAGCTCCGACTGCAGAGATATCGTTCTGGTTTGCGAGCCCCACGCGCCGTTGCGCATCTCGTAGAGATAGTATTCCAAGTTGTGCTGACTAAAGGTCTGCCAGGATCCTCGGTGCCCTTGAATCCGCCATTCGTGCCCGGACCAGTAGCCGTCAGGGCTTGGCGGCGTTAAGCTCTCGAATCCGACCCAGAATGCCGACGGCGCATTGTCTGTGCGTTTCCCGAGATGCTCGCGGACGAACCTCAAGAGCGGAAAGTCAGACATGTCTTGGAAACTTAGTGCGTACTCCAGATACTTGTCCTGGAGGTCGACCATGTGCATGTGATCGGCCAACCAGTGCATAAGCATCCAGTAAGTCTGATCCGGCCCTGACGCTCCCGTGCCCAGCTCCGCTCCCGTTGGGATAACAAGATAGGCTGGTGTAAGATCCGTGGACGTCTGGCCCATCGAGAAGCCCGTAGCTCCGTTGCACCAGTAACCATCCATCCGTATCTCGTCTTCCCACATCGACGGCAAGCCGGCCCCGTTACACTTCACACCGGTCGTCTTCGCTACATAGGTTCGCGCGAGGTTCGCCGCGATGTATGTGCTCGCCTGCGTAATCTCGAAGAGCTGCATCTTGTGGGGGAAAGCTGCGTTCCAGGTGTTGAGCTGGTACTGTATATAGCCCTCCGGCAACTGACCGTTGCTATATGGCCGAGAACAGGACTCCGGGAAGCAGTTCTTGTAATACGAGTAGCTCTCGCAAGACCCCCCGATGCACGGGAGGAAGAAATAGAGATTGTCTGCATCAGGGTTATTGTCGAACTCGGCACCCAGGGCGTTTACGAATCGGGTGTAGTATGTCCGCCACGTGGTCTTCGCAAACCACGGGAAGTATGCCGTTTCCGGACACCCGGTTGGCGTGTAGGAATCGCTGTCGGCGCCGTATTGAGTATGTAGCAAATCCTTCACATACTGCGGCGTGAAGTCAGCAGCGGCAGCATACGGATCAGCAAGGCATTCGGAATAGCGATCCGTAGGAACGCAAGACTGGGTCAGCATTATACCGATGGCAACTGGCCGCTGAATGACCTCTCCACTGTCCAACGTCGTCGTTAGTGTTTTCGCCTCATTGACGATATTCCAGATAATATCCCAGTTCCACGCCGGCACCGCCGCAGTGCCAACGTCCAGCATACTCCACGTTGTGTTGAAGTGGTGCAACGTACCAAAGGCGCCGGTACTCGGGTTGCACCAGATGTTGGTCGCGTCTTCGCCATAGCAGTTCAGGTTCTTGTGAATGCTCTGCGGCCAGATGACCGGCGGTAGAGATCCCGACCATTCCTGCGGCGTCGGAGTGGGGCCGCCAGTTGCAGTCGGCGTTGGCGTGTCCGTCGGCGTATTGGTTGGCGTAGGGCCGGTGGCGGTCGGCGTCGGTGTTGGCGCCGTCCAGTCTATAATCCATCGGGGCACATAGGAGGCATCTTCGTAGGAAGCCAACCCGAAGGTCTGCGTTCCGCTTGTTCGCTCTAGCAACACGCCGTTGTTAGCGTAGTCACCGTTTACCCAGTCCTGTACCAGCGACGTCACTGTGGTTGTAAACCACTCGTCGACGGCATCCATGGTAAGCGTCGCTGCTGCATTTGGGTTGTGATCCGTAACGGTGTTCGAGCATCCAGCAGTTCCCCAAGAGCTCGTCAGCGATGCTACGTACCAGTTCGCCTCATCGTACACCACGGTCTGGGATACTGCGTATATGCTAGCGACGATAGCTTCCGCAGAAGTAACCGACTTCACATAGTAGGATAGCGTTGCGGAGTTGATGGTCGCTTCAACCGGTATGGCAGACAGGTCAGGCTTAATGAGTATGCGCTCATGGCTGGACAACCACGAATAGGATGCGGCCTCATAATTCGTATCGGGGTTGTAAGCATCGATGTACGTGTCATCGCCGGCGGACCAGACGGGTGTCGGCGTCAGCGTGGGCGTGTCCGTCGGCGTAGAGGTATCCGTGGGCGTATCCGTCGGCTCGCTAGTAAGGTACTCCACTATCAGCTTCGGGTCATTTGCGGTGCCGTCAAAGTGCGACGAGAAGATCCAAACTAGCTCATAGTTCGTTGGCACGCTCGCGTTGACGTCTTCCTTGCTGACCAAGACGTATTTGGTACTGCCAGTGAGATTCACTCCGCCCGGGGCAACGGCCATCGTGTAGGCCGTTCCCGATATCCAGCTACTAGAGTTTACCAGCGTGCCCTCAAGGGTAGAAGATCCGCCATACCTACCATCGTAGTTTGCCTCTGTGTTGTCATCGAACGGCTCGGCCCAGGCAAATCGATATACCTGGATGTCGAAGTCTACGTAGCTCATGTTGGTTGCCGCAAGAACTCGTAGTGTAACACCCGTGACGGTAGCATCGTCGGGTATCGTGGAGGTATCGAACTCTATGTAGGCGGCTTTTATCCCAAACTCGGGCGTTTGGCCGATGGCCATAGTCGTCGTGGTCGTGTACGTTCCGTCGGATCCGGCCCGCGCAGACTCGTAGGAGGCCGACTGCCCGTAGACTTCTCCGCCGTCCGTGGTCGCGTAGAAGTTGTCGGTTGTCTGCAGGAGAAACGGTCCCGGCGTAGGAAACAACACGCAAGCCAGGACGCTAAACAGCAGCATCATGCACGACAGCAATATTGCTACCCGTTTGTTCATGCCCATACGCTCCCCAATCACTCCACTATTACCAAGTCGCCTTCGTTGATCCGCGGGCCATCATTGCCAATGCCGCGATGTTTGTGGCCCACCTCAGGATCAAAGGCCGGATCGGTATCCGGAGCTCCGCCGAACAATCCGATGAGGACATACGTAGGTGTTGCGGTGTCCGCCAAGGTAATCATGGCATAGGTGCCCTCTTTCATCAGATCGGGCCGAATGCTCCAGAGAACTTGAACCCCAGTTAATTCCACCTCGCCCACGAGCACTGTGGCAGTATAATCTGTAATATCAAATGACACCAGGCGGCACGCTCTGAGATACGGCCCGCTAATAACGGTCGTCCCGCCACCGGTTCCCCCTGTGCTATATGCTCCGGCGTTACAAATGCGGTACTGGTGGATGTCGTGTTCATCGATCATCACCGTAACGTAGGTGTCATAAGCGGGAGAGTAGCTACCCTCGGCCATGACTAGCCGATCCTGGTCTCCGTGCAGGCGCACCCAGTAGTATCCCGGCCAGTTTGGAACTTCCAGATGGCCGGCCCCATCCCCTACGAGCGCCCGGGTGTACACAACCTTCGGCTCGTAGCTCGCAAGCTTCCTTGCTACTGTTTCCTTCGCGCGATCTTCCCAGGTGCGCAGCGCCATGGTTACTCCTGACCCCAGGTACACTCTACGAGAGTGCCGATGTTCTCCTCCGGGTGCATCGAGGCGGCTATCACGGTTCCACTGCCCTCATCCATGGCCCAAAGTTCAACTGTGTATTCGTCTACACTGGGCGCCTCTTCCATGTCGGGAGTGATAAACCCAATGCCATACGTATACCGATTGGTATTCGAGATACGCAGCCATTGTATCCCGCCCTTGAGGAACCCATCGGCGAGACTCCTGGAAACTCCAAACCGCAGCGGGCAAGCCGCATCGCTAGAAACGGTTCCCGAGGCGGCCTGATCTACCCATCCACCCGCGGGCGGATCCTTCCATTGACCATTGATCGCAACGTGAACCTTGCGATCCGTAGTGTCATCGTAGACCATCGCGAAATGGAACCATTGCTGTTGATCCCAATCGATCGGGAACTCTGTAAGTGCTGCAGTTGGGTAGCATCCTACCGTCGCTTCAAAGTAGAAGTAATACCCCCCATACCCACCATACTGTATCGAGAGCTGCGGCCCTCCACTCGTTGGAGGAGACCCCGCCGTCCAGAAGGACTTGTCCACAATCGTCTGCCAGAAATCTACCTCTGGATCAACTCCCGTAACACGTATCCAGCCCTCTATCGTAAAGGCTTTGCCTATGGGCAAATCGTCGATGCTCGCGTTGGCCGCGACAGTAATGTATGCCTCGTTTGCGGAGTCGAGGTCTACGTAGGTGCCGACCGTGACTTCGGGCTCCCACGGGTAGATTATCTGTACGGCATCGCTGCCATCCGTCTCCTTTTCCAACGTGATGGTGACTACTGCTGTGCCCGTCGCGTTGTCGCAGTCGATCTGCATGTTGCGAATCAAGAAACGCGCATTAGTCCAGGAAATGCCTCTGCGGGTCCAGTCCTCGGCGATAGTCCACGCAATCCATTCCATCGGGAAGAGGTCCAAACAAGTCCACGCGCCAGCCATTTTGAGAGTGATTTCGGGGTACTCGTTGTTTCGCCAAGCAAAGATGTCGCCGCAGACTTGGCAAGCCTGCCCTGCGCCGGGGCCCTCAAGCACCAGCCCATCAACTTGTTCGACGGGCCCGCCGTATAGGGGGCGAGACCTGTTGCCCATAGGATCGCCAGGGGCCAGCGCGAAAACCGGGTGAGCATTCACTTCGGGGTCGTTCCCAAGACCATCAAACCACACCCCCCCGAGATCCACTCCGGAGCAAGCATTGCCCGCAGTACGTTTTATCTCGATTGGCCCTTGCCAGTCTGTATCTGCCAGGGTTAATACCGTGTCGATGTTCTCGCGCCAGTTGTTGTATGATGGGAGGACGAAGGGCTCTATGCGCATCCATATTGCGCCAGTCTTGTCTGATCCAATCCGACCGAGCACCATATTCATAAGGCTCTGGCACTGCTCTAGCAGAGTCCCCTCTGCAAAGTCATGGCGCATCTTGTTCTTCTGACTGGTGAGGTTCATCCAGTGCACGTCGACGATATCCAGAATGGTGCTGCGCCAACGCAGGTGGGCCAGCATGAGTATGTCGATATTCGGATTGGACATCTCATACCACTTCGTTGGGCCGGGAGTAAGCTCTGGTACCTGCCAGGTGTCGGCATACTCTTGCATCTTTGCCATCTTGCCACAGGTGCCCAACACGTCGAATGTAATCTGATCCGCAAACGGATCCTTGGTAATCGTCTCGCCATCGACCCAGCCAACGAAAAGTAAGTTGGGGCGATCCGTATTGTTGCCGGGAATCGGCAGCGTCGTTCCGTCTCCAGCCTTGCCGATAGCAAATATGATAACCTCTGCATTGTCATGAACCGCTTCGGGATAGGTTCCATCTTGCGCGCACCGGAGTGCTACTGTCGCCTTCCAGGTTCCCTCATTATAGGATCCTTCAAGCCCACTGAGCTCGAACTTGGTCTGCAACATTGTCTCGTCGCATATAATCACAGGCCGGTACCCGGTCGACGATATGCCATTCGTGTCCGTAACTGTAAGTTCTGCCGTGTAGGTTCCGGGGGCCGTCCAACAAATGCCGGTCGGGTTGGCGACAGTTGAAGTGTCTGGGATAGCTCCTTGAAACTTCCATGAGTAAGATGCAATCGTAGCCATGTCGAGGCCATAAGAGCCGCGCCCATCAAAGTCGACGTAGACAGGATCTGCTTGGTGCTGAATCACAACGACTGGACCGCCCATGATAACTACGGGGCGGCACACGTTTGCCTGTGTCGTGTACCCCACGTCGTAATCCTGATAGATGTACAACAGGGGTGTATCTTCTTCCTCCTCGGTCACCTCTATCCGCGGGAATATGCTCCAGGGCTCATGGACGTCGTATACCTCGACAACCATGCCATCAACCCAGGGAATGTCGTTGGGAGGAACGCGAAGAACACCGATGCCCGATCCCTCGGGGGACTCGTACCAGGATTTCAGCCGGGCTCTCTCGCCTGTCGACGCCACCACTGTCATGCCTGCGCGCAGGTCATCCACCGAAAAGTTTAGGGCCGAGTTCCATGGTTTCGCGTCCCAGTCAATAGCGTCGAACGCTAGTACAACCGCCCCGCGGGTCTCGTCAGGATCCGTGCTCATTGCCAGCGTGAATTGCCCTATGCGATTTGGAGTGTGCACAACCATATAGAACTGCAGCCACTGCGGATGAGATCGTAGCGCAGCTAGTTGTGCCGGGCTAAGAACTACCATCCTATACTCCCGCCGAAAGAATAACAAACCTCAGGATGACATCGAAGAACCCTCCGACGCCTCTCCTTGCGTCAGCCCCTATTTCTGGACGGTGCATGATCGCTGCCTGGGTTGCATAAAGGCCGTCATCACGTTTGGTGCGCAGAAATACATTCACGCTCTGCGGCCCCGAGGCATCAAATAGCGCCATCAAGTTCGACCAGGCGGCAGAAGTCAGGTATTTGAATGTCCAGGTCGCCTGGGGAAACCCATCGTAATAGACCTTGCCATTTCCCGCGATGTAACGATCTTGGCCCCAGGACCATGTCCAAGGTTGAGGCGGAACGCCGAACAGGGTGATGTCCTCTACGTTCACCACATCGCTCTCATCGTTCACGCCATCATCTAGGCAAAGGGCAAATTCGTAGGTGGGTATTGTCATTTCTTAAATGCCTCGGTAATAGCCTCATACGCCGATTCCTTACTCGCTCGCCGATACCACTCCTTGTCCGCCTCACTCATGGATCCGTCAAAATGCCAGTTGGTCTGCTCGACGCGAATAAGGATCGGCTGCTCACCCGCGGCTGTCTGTCCGCCCATCGTGCCAAGCGGGGCGTGTGCGCTAGGCAACGGCACCACTCTCTCTCCCGCCTCCAGGCGATAGACTCCCGTGGTTGCAATCAATCCGCCGGTCGCCATGCCCGGCACCCAGCCCTCCAACAGCAATCTGCGCTGGTTATAGGGCAGCTTCAGCCATTCCCCGTAGGTATAACCATAGTGTTCCCAGGCGGTCAAGTGATAGTGCGATGGGGCTGTGGGCGTGGCCGGGATGACAGGCTCGCCAGTTGTCGGCTCTCCGCCCGCGCCGCGCCCGGTCGGAGTAGTAGTAGTTGGCCCTGGCGCCGGCGTTGGCCCTGCCGCCTCCTCTTCGCGATATTGCTCCCAAAACGCGGCCCAGGCTTTCTTGGCGGCCTCGCGCAAGGCGTTGGCATACCAGGTATTAACCATGTCAATCTCGATACCCAGGTACTCCTGCAGTTTTACCATCCGACTCAAGAAGATGCGCCGCAGGTCTTCCTCGGGCAAGGTGAGGGCGCGCAACATCTCCTCCAATTCCTCGTCTGCCTCTTTCTTTAGCTCAGCCATCTCGCGGTCATGTTCTTCGCGGGCGAGTGCCGCTTGGCGCCTGTAGCGGTCGATCATCTGTTGCCGTTGCCGGGCCGTCTCTTCGTCAAATTGCAGCAGGCGCTCTTCCATGCCCTTTCTGGCCTCGGCGAGCCGCTCAGCATTGCTGTCGCGTATCTCCTGGACGCGCAGGTCGTAATCTTCTTTGCGCCGCTTCTGCTGGAGCGCATAGGAATCCTCTTCATCCTTAACTTGTTTGGTATAGTCCTCGTTCCGGCGCGTCTTCTCCTTCTTGTACTCGCGCAACTCATTGAGCATACCGCGGGCATCTGCTTTGGCGGCAAACTCCCGGAGGTTCTCGACATGATCCTCGTGAGCGCGCACTTCATTAAGCAGATATTCGGCGCGCATATCCGCCATGCGCTTGTCGTGGTCTTCCGTGGAACGCTCTTCGTCCAGCAGGTAATCGGCGTGGAGCTTAGCTAGCTGCTTATCCAGGTCGCGCGCCGCGTCGGCCACCTGGGTGTCATAATCCTCGTAGATATCCAAGCGCGAGCGGGCGCGATCCAGGTCGTACTCATCCAATTGGTATTGAAAGTCGCGCGCCATGTCCTTCATGGATTGCTGGAAATCGCGTTCTGCGTCCTTGGCCCGCTCTTGATATTGCAACAAACGATCTATCAGCGGCTGCCACTTGTCCACGTACTCCTCGAAGTCGACGGGGGCCATCCCGCCCAGGCTTGGTCGGACGTAGGGCTCGATAATGGCAGGGGGGGCCACGGTGCCAGTCAATATCTCGCGCCTCCGCGATGGCAGCATCTCCTCGGCAGTAGCCATCTCCTTGATAAGGGCGATGCTTTCCTCAAGCGTCATATTTGAGAATTTCATGGCGTCCCTCAAGGACTCCTGGGCGCGAAGCATCTTGTAGACCTCGTCGCCACCGTCGTGCAGGCTCTGCTCAAACTCTTCCAGCGTCATGACGTTCTGCTGTAGGATCCCATTCTCGTCATAGTAAGCAGCGCCTAGTGCCCCGGTTGCCTTCGCCTCTTCGTAACGCTGCCTCACATATTCTTCGCGGCTGCCGTACTGTTTTGCCTCCTCTTTCAGCGCGGCCTCAATATTCTTGCTGCCATTGACAATTATGTAGATCAAGGTGCCCCAGGCCGCAGCCACTCCTGCCACCACCGCGGGCCCCGCCAGGGCTGCCAAAGCACTCCCAAGCAAGGGGAGCACCTTGGGCAATATCTGCGACATAATCAGGACGTTCGTGAGCATCTGCAGGAGTTTGCCGGCAGCGGTGGTGGCCGTACCGAAACCAACCTCCAAGAGCGCGAGATCAAGGGTCAGTCGGGCAACCCAGGGGTTCTTTTCGACAAAGTCCGCAAGGTCCTTTACGCCGTCGGTGAATTGCTCAACGGTGCCCATGCCTTCCTGCAGGACGACTTTGCCTATCTTCGTCAGGGCATTGTCCCAGGCGTTTTGTAGGTTTATCATGTTGGCTGAGTCCGACGCCAGCCAGGTCGCCGTGGATTGATTCCAGAGGGTGACGGCGTTCTGGATGCTGTAGGGCATCTTGTCTATCTCTTCGCGCAACTCGGCATAGGCCATGACCTCCTCGTCCATGATCCCCTGTTGCTCTTTCCAGCCGGCGCGATAGTAACTGATACCCTTCTTCCTGGCCAAAGTCGTCATCTCGACCATGCGCAATAGAGCAGGAAGTTCGTTGGCCGTGGCGAGAACCGCCAGGTACTGCTCTTTCTCGGCATCGTTCATATTCTCGGTGGCTGCCGCTATGATGTCCAGGTAATCATATAGACCGATGAACTTGCCGCCAGGGAAGATGATATCGCGCCAGGATTCCCCCGTCGCGGTGTTGACCTGGAGCAATTCATTCATGGCCTCGGTAACCTTCGGGATGTCCTGGTTCAAACGGATATACATCTGGCGCACGCCGCGGCCTGCCATGCTACCACTGATCTGCGCTCGGGCGAGGTCGCCGAACACAACGGCCAGTTCTTGATAGGTCGTACCCATCTCCGCGGCAATAGGGCCGACATATTTGAAGGCAGTACCCAGATCCTCTACGGTGGCAAAGGTCTTGGCGGATTGGAAGTTGAGGACAGCGACGATGTCATTGACCCCCGATACACCAGTCTGGAATTGGTTCATCACGCCGCCAACGTAATCGGTGGCGGCAGCCAGGTCTACATCGTTCATCGCCGCCATGCGCGATATTTCGACGGTCTGCGCCAGGGTGTCGTTTAGTTCTTGGGTAGTTTCAATCGTGGCCCCGGTGCCCATCGCCCAAACCCGCAAAGCTTGCATCAGCTCAGTGGCGCTGAACGACCCGGCAGTCTCGGAGAGGCGCATGGTAGATTCTTCGAGCTCATCCTGCATTTTGACGGGCAATTCCATAGCGATGGCCGTGCGTGTCGACGCCTCATTGAATGTCAGATAGGACTGGGCCATTGAGGTCATGGCACGAATAGTCATCAGCCCCGCCTGCGTCAAGTCGCGGCCAGTGGATTGGAGGCCGTAGCTAAGGCGGCGCAGACCGAAGTACCGGATTTCCAGTTGCTGCATTGTCTCGGCAAAGTCATCAAATGCAGTCTTGGTGCGCTCAACCTCTGCTGTTATCTGCTTGCTCGCACCGCCGCCAGTCGCGGTTGTTGTCTTCGGCGTGGTGGCTTTGTTGATGGCATCGTTGATCGCCGACGCCATCTGTTGCGCCTTGCGCACGGCCTCCTGGCCCTGTACATCAAACTGGAATATATACTTAGTAGTGTAAGACGCCATTATGGCACCCCGAATCCAAACCCGCCACTGCCCAACAGACCGCTAGGCGAGGGCAGGGCCAACGGCGATTTTACCTTAACCCATCCTGCGCTGTAACGCTGCTTGAGGAATTCATAATCCGTGTCGCGCACGAGTTTCTCTTCCAGGAGGCGCACGAACCGTTCCTCCGCGGCCCCGCGCGGCCACATCGGTCTAGGCGGAAGATTGTCTATGGCTACCCCAAGCTGTAGCCGCTCAAATCGGGGGTCGGTTGTTCCGATCTTGACCGACATGTTGGCCCGCCGCTGGCGGCGCTCGACAACATGATTCCAGTGATCTTCGTCGGTTACGCCGGCCATCAACTCACCGCTGCGGTAGAGGATAGGCCCATCTTCATACCCTTCCTGGAAGCGTTCGATGAGTGTCCACTCGGCCAGTTCTGTCCAGCGCGGCATACCCAGGGTGCCATTCGCACCCTCGGCGTCAAAAGTCGCAATGGTTTGCTCGTGCGCAAAGTCGATAGCGACCTCGCCGAGGAATCGCCCCGAGTTGTTCAGGGAATCGAAGAAATCGCGCCAGAACTTTACCCAGCGATCCGCGCTTTCATCGGTTAGACGGAAGGTTTGTATTACCACCAGGCCCTCCAGCCACACCGCCCATCATCTTTTCAACGCACTCTTTGCGCCAGGATATCATCTGCAGGTCTTCCCAGAGCCATTGCGGTTGCTCCAACAGCCCGCCATCCATGGGCAGGTGTTGCCAGCCAACGGTTTCCATCAGGCACCATACTTGCCACGATAGCCCCAGGTCATGCAGATCCCAGTCTTGGTTCTCTTCGTCCAAGTCCTGACGCTTGCGCCGCGTAATCCAGCGGACGAGTTGCTGGTCTAGTTCAAGCTGCCTTTTGGCGCGCGCTTCCGTGACGCTCTCGGCGGAGAAGGGGTCTTTTCCTTCGTCGGCTTTACCGTCAGGACATATTGAGGGTTTACGCGGTAAACCGCCTGTTCCCACACCATAACGAGAGCCTCTGGGAGTTGCATGAACTGCTCGAATGCCATATCGACGGACAGATCGCCGAGGTGCTTGCCGCTGATCTCGACCGTGGATGCCAGGAGGTCGGGATAGGTGCGAAGAGCCAGCCACTGCCTTTGCAGCAAAGCGGCTGAGTTCGCCGCACCCACCCCTTTCTGCTCCCCTCGCTTTTTCAGCGCGAGTTCTTGCTCCACACGCAGGGAGGTGCGTTTCATGCCCTGCTCCAGCGTACACTGTCTCACGGTAAGCTGTACGTCGTAGTCGTCGTCTTTGTACTCAACTACGCTAGTCTTCATCGGGCCCCCATCTCTTTGCTAGTCGTCAGTGTACTCGTATTCGACGACGATCTTGGCAAGCGCGGCTGGCGGCGCCGAGAAGGTGATGATGGAACCGACGCGCGTCCAGGCGTAGTTAAGGACGCCATCCACCGTCAGTTCGAAGACGCCGGTCTCATTGGGAACCTTCGATAGGACAAAGGCGTCCTCTGCAGCATCGCCGACAAAGGCGTCCAGCATGAACTTGCCGTCAGTCACAACGCGCACGAAGGCGCTCTTGGTGAACCCGTTGAGCACGCTCGTGAACGCCCGGCCCAGCTCATCAACCGTCGAGTCGTTGGCAACGATGGTATAGGTGTTCTCGGAGACCGTCTGGTACTCCATGGCGCTCGGCTTGAATTGCGCGAGCGCATTCAGGAAGACATAGGTCTCCCAACGCTTCTGCCCAAAGGCAGCCAGGGTCTCGTCAGCCTCGATCACCTGCCGGCAGCCCCAGATAATGAGGTTCGGCTCCTCGCCCTGCTTGTCGGTGCCAAAGCCCATCTTCTTGCGGTTGAGAGTGCCCCACTGCTTGGTGCCCGTCACCAACGCGATCAGCGGCCCTGATGCCTTGGAGACGCGCAGTTCGCCCGACGGGGTCTCGGTAGGCGGGAGAATCCAGGTATAGTAAACCCGATCATCACCCGTTACCGGCTGCTTGACCGCATCAGCCAAGGCCACAGTCAGGGCATTGGCGCCCTCGGCGCGCAGGCCAGCATACGCATCTTCAGCACTCGTACCAGCCGGGACGAGTATCGTGCCATCATCGTCCCGCAAAGCAATGCGCACATGCCTCAGACCAATTCCACTCGTACTTTCATTCAGCGCCATTCTAGTTCCTCCTTGAGAATCCGTGACTACTCTGTTTGATCTGTCGCGTACAACACATGACCGACGTAGCGGAGAGCCTCAAAGTCAATGAGGAATGTCCGATCCCATCGGTGTCCACTGCGAGTATCGAACTCGCATCCTATGAGGGCAGAGTCGGCCCCGGTAGTGAAGGCCATATTCTTCGCCCGGATAACTGTCTTGACCATCCGCCTAACAGCCCGGATGTTGGCGTAACCCTTGCCGCGGTCATAGAGGCGGATGATTGCCGCCTGATCTGAGTGGCGATAGTCCCGCTGCTGCTCGCCGTCATCCTGCACCGCGATAGCCAGGATGTAGTCTGATTTGGCCCCATCTGCCCGGCGGGTAGCAACCGCCGCATTGAGCACCTCTTCGGTAAGGTCGCCGCTGAGCAGGATATTCGATGCGCCCGAGATAACGTGCGCGCGGATCGTCGCACAGTCAGCGTGAGTTTTCAGGTAATCCAGTACGCATTCGGCGAAATCTTGTCCTGCCACCCAATCCTCCGGTCTTAGAGATTCCTATACACTGAGAACTCGGCCCAATCTGAGTGCCACTCACCAGTAGGCATAACGACACGAACTTGCGCCTTCCATTCTCCTGGCTGATCGAGGTCGCTTGCCAAGCAGGTGTACTTGACTATCCCATCAGCCCCATTTGTCTTGAATGCCAGTGTCCTTGTGATAGTTGAGCAATCTGGCTTTCGAAACTTGGCCTCTTTCACCGTCGCCGTAGAAATGTTTACCACGGCGGTTCCGTCTTTCACGGTGAACTCGAAGATTGTGCCGATATCGCCGACATGGATTTCATTTGCGCTCACATCTTCACCCCCGTCACATGGCCAGGACGATTACCGCGATTACAACCGATATTGATATGGATACTCACTTTATCTCTGTCATTGCATCCTGCACCTCGTTCCCGATGAGGAACTTGGTGCGGGCAAAGTTGCCGCATGTCTCGCAAGAAAGGATGAGTTGCTCCCCAACCAAGTTCCAGCGCAGCTCGGTGGAGCCACAGCAGGCACACCGGAATTTGCCGCGATTGGACTTCTCGGGCTGGATAAACGACGAGTTCATGATGCTGACAGTATCAGGGCTGGACTGCGTCAATCAATGCCTCCCACTTGTCGCTAAAGTGCGCCGCATTGTTCACATGGAATATCTGGGTGATGCCTGTCTCATTGTTTGTGATACGCAACTCGTCTGCCCCGGTGATGCCGCCGTCTATGTCCCATTCTGCCACCAAAACCCATCCGAGCGGAGACTGCCCATGCTCGCCGCGCAGGGTAGATGAGCCTCTCATGCCGGTCGTCATCAGCGTAGCCCGGTTGCTGGCGGTTGTAATGCGGCCCGTCCAGGTATATGTAACCTCTGGATCTCCAGACGCTTTGGCCGCACGGTAGACAACCACAGTCGAAGGATCCGCCGCAATAAAGTCCGCGGTATCCTTGCGCATCCGAGCATAGTTCAGCTTCCTCATGTGAACGCAAACTCCTGCCGGTACTTGGCTATGCAAGACTGCCGCAGCGCGCCGATCCATTCCGCGACACTCTGCCTAGCGAAGCGATGGCTGATGCTGAACAAGCCCTCGCTATAGTCCGGCTCGCCTGCTAAGTCAGCACCCTTGGCGCTGATGACCTCGGCCATTGCCAGGTCGCGCAGGATCTCCAGATCGTAAAGCGGGATGCTCGTGTAGCTCGTGCCGCCGACGTTGATGGCGTGCAACCCAGCATAGAGCACGCGAACTATCTTGCCCGCCTCTGCCGGAATGGGATCTAGCATCAAGTCGGTGTTCATCACCCACCAGGCCCCGCGCGTTCTCCTGGCGCGTTCCGACCGCTTGATCTCGGCGATAGCCCGCAGCGACCACTGGTCGTAAGATACGCCCTCCCAGAGATAGTCGTCATCATAGGGCCATGGCTCCGCTCCGGCGCCCAGGCCAAGACCGCCGGTTGATTCAATCGCCGTTGACCACCAATCCACATCCATAACCGAAAGAGTGTTGGCCGGCAGCGCATAGTTTTGCTGATTGGCAACGGTCGTAAGATTGACCCGTACTACGAGCGGGTTGTAGCGGCTGTAAAAGCGCACTGCCGCGGCGATCCTGCGGGTCAACACTGCGTCGGTGATTGTGTCGCTCGTGAAGTTATCCCTTATGGCCTGCATTAGTTCGCAAAGCGTGATCGCCATAGCCTATTCTCCAGTAATCGCTCGCTGCTCGGGCCACTCTTGATAGTGCTTGTTCTGCGCGCCCTGCTCTTCATTCGTCTTGTAATGCTGGATAAAGAAGGCGCGCGGAGCCACGGCCAATCTCGTGATCGGGAAGTTATCCAGTTGCTCGTGGATGCGCCCCACAAAGCGGTAACTGAACCAGAACACGCGCACGTGGCGCTCCCAAGTGTTGCCGTTGATGGGCTTCCCACCCACCAGGTTGTGCCGCCAAACGACCAACCCGGCCTTGCCTCTGCTCTGCGGCCCTTGTATCCAACGCACGATGTAGTCCAAAAGTTCGGTCATGGGCCACTCGTCGGCATCGAGGTGTAGCACCCATTGCGTTTTGACCATGTCCAGCGATGGGTTGCGCGCCGAGGCAAAGTCCCAGTTGAGTGGAACCTGGATGACCTTGTCAGTGAATGGCCGGCACACCTCTGCTGTGTCGTCACTCGTCAGGTCGTCGACGGCGATAGACATCTCGTCAACGTAGGGCGCCACGTGCGGCAGCAGCTTGCGCAGACGGGCCGCCTCGTTCTTGACCAGCATGTGCAGGGTCAGGTTATGCGGCATCGCGGTCTCCCCTCGTCACCATGCCATCGGCCTGCCGCTCCGCCTGTGGGTGCCAGACGCCATCAGTCGTCAATCCGCGCTGCCGCCCCGTGGCCTCGAAGCTCGCTCGGAACCCCTCTTCTAGGCGGACAACCCTGGCCCACAGGTAGCGGTGCCCGCTGCCGTAGTAGTGCATCTCAAACTCAAAGTCGATCAGGATGTCTTCCCAGTTGGCGCGCCGGCGCAATTTCGCGCCTGGGCCAAAGGGAGTTGGGAAGTACACCGTTGGCACCGAAAACCAGACTGGCTTATTGCCGATTAGGCAGGATCGCAAGATCAACTCGACCTCATGCCTCTGGTAATCCTGCAGCACGTTCTGCGAAACATAGGCGTCCACGCCCAGCCTCAGGAGATGCAGGTCAACCAGCCGCGTCACTACATCCAAATTGACTGGCAGCCCGTGTTTCTCCAGGGCCGCCCGCACACCGGCTTCCCGACCCTTCTCGACAATTCCCACCACTTTGTAGCCATGCCCGACGAGCCATTTGTACAGAATGCCATCTCCACCGACGCCCACATCGGCCACCGTACTGCCTGGCGGGATGGCCAGCGTCAGCGCCTGATAGAAGGAATCGTGTTCCGCTCCAGTGAGTGTGTCGATGGTCTCTGCAGGCTTGATCGGCTCCCGGTGCGTCTTGCTTGGGTCAATCGCATTGATGACCTGGGCAAACCTGGCCGCAACTGGCACCGGACCGTGGGTTGCCTCATACCATTCCGCACCGGCAAAGCCCTTGGCCTGCGCCTCATCACGGTGTTCGTAGACCCAGCGCATCGCCTTCACGGCCTCGTCCCAATCTGGCATACGCCAAGTTCCACCCAGCGGGCTATTCTCCTTGGCCTCCCAGCCGATGGGCCAGTTCACAGCAGGGTTGGCCATATCCACCATGCCGGTATGGTTGGAGAAGATGAGTGGGCAGCCGGCCAGCATCGCCTCGCGGGGTGGCATTCCAAACCCCTCGCCCTTGGTCAAGAACAGGAAGCAGTCTACCGTATTAACCAGCCAGTTGCGCAGGCGTGCTTCTAGCCAGTTTTCGTCAATGACCTTGATCCGCCTATCCCCCAGGGCCGGAATCTGGTCTTGCCCGGCGCCAAGAACGCCCAAGCGGGTCTTGAATTGAAGCTGCACATCCTTCTCGGTCGGGAACGCCTTTCGGAACGCCTCGGCGATCTCCAATGGGGATTTGCGCTCAGTCAAGGTTCCGTGTATCCCGAACACAAACGTCTGCCCAGGCTTACGTGTGCGCTCTCCTGGCTGAACGCGATAGGCCGGGTTGGCGACGAGCGGCACGACCTCAATCGGGCAGGGCGTGAAAGGAGCGAAGACCTCCTTGCAGTATTCGCTCGGCACCAGCAACAGGTCGATTGCGGTCATATCGTGGCGCCATTCTGGTAGATTCTTGAGCGGGTCGTCCGACTCATACATCGTGTAGCCCACCTTGAAAGGCGTTGGCAGCTTGCGAAACTCACCTGGGGTGGCCATACAGACGCCGACTTTCAGTGGGCCTGGCAAGGTCTCCGCCAACATGCTCTTGATCTGCGGATCGACCCCGTACAGGCTGTGGAACCAAGTCCAGGCGATGTGCATGTGCATACCGGCCCGGGTTGCTGCCAGCACCAGTTGCGAGGCCGCCGTGCCGTATCCATCGCCCAGAGAGAACGGGCTGGCCCAGAAAATATGGGTGCCGTCTGCTTCCTTGAACAGTGCGTTCTTCATATCCCCTGGGTTTTGCACGTCGACCACGCGGAAGCGCCACAGGCGCATCGCTACCTCGTAAGGGACGTCAACCCACTCGTTGAGCGGGGCGGCCTCAAGCAACGTCCCGCTCAACGAGTCTAACTGTCTGACTGCGGTGTTATTGCGCACCAACATCGGGGCCCCCCTTGCGTCTTACGCGCCGATGGAGAGTGTCGCAATACCCCGCGGCACGACAAACTTCTTGGCGTAGCGAGTGCGCACGTTGCGCGACCACTTGTCGGTGTTCACATAGGCACCCGGAAGAGTGGCATCGTCATGCGGCAGATACTCGGCGTACACCTTGGGCATCGGAGTCAGAGGCACATACGGCGCAAAGATATAGCACGTATCGGTCTCAGTCCGAGGATAGTAGCCCATGAAGGCGCGGTTTGTCGGCAGGTACGGACTCATCCACACGTCCCAGAACCCCGTGACCTCGCCCACCTTCTCGACGCCCATCGAGAACGCCTCGCCCGGCTGATTGCGCGGCGTAGCGTTGAAGTCCTGCATCTTGCGGACGTACTTAATGAAGTTCCGTCCGCCGATTACGTAATCGCAGGGGCGATAGCGGTAGCCGTAGACCAGGTCTTCGGCGTCGATCATGGCGTGCGCGAGCGTCTCATAGTAATCCTTCGCCAGGGTGTTCGCAGGAACCGTCCACGACCACGGCACGTTGCCCGCAGTCGCGAAGACGAGCATCTCGGTCAGCATGATCTGGTCGAGTTCGCGCAGGATTTGGCCGGACATCTGGGTGACCAGTTCGGCCTCCACGTTGATGTTCAGCGCGCCCGCGGCATCCTCTTCCACTTCCTGTGACCAACTCGCGCCCAGGATTTTCTTGACTGCCGTCGCCTGGTCAGAGGTGATCGACATCTTGATGCGCTTGGGCACCGAGTTCTCTGCGCCATCCGAGTAGTCGCAGTCCGGGACGGAGACGCTTTCATCAGAGAGATCTTCCTTCAGGAAGTCCTGATAGAAGACCTTCATCACGCCACCGCTGGACATCGGCATGGGCTGCACAGACGCGATGCGCATGGCCATCAGCTCCGGGAAGACCAGGCGGACGATGGGCAGGGTATACTTCACCGGCAGCACAACATCGCTTGTCTTGGTCGCCTCACCCAGGGCCCGCTGCGTCGCCAGCACCTGGTTCTCGAAGAGTATCGCCATCGCCGCATAGTGCCGCGGCTCAATGGGCTTGAGCGCCTGTTTGCGCGTGCCTTCGATGAGCGGCATCCACTTATCAATGAGGCCGTCAACGTAGGCGTGCCGCTCACTCACCCACGTCTCGTAAGCCCCGTCCTGCTCCGCGATCAACACTTCGGAGCCGACCCTCTTCACCTTTGGATCCATGTGTGTCCTCCCTTACTTTGCTACCCGCGGCTTCGCGCCCGCGAGTCTGAGGATGTCCTGGAACTCTTCGGTCAGTTCCTCGTCGTCATCCTCGGCGGCTGCTCCGGCCTTGCCCTCTTCGGCGAGTTTCTCGGCGCTGGAAGAACCCTTGGCGTTACCACCAGTCGGCTCTCCGCTGGAGATTCCCGCGGCGTAGGCGATGAATGCCTTGTCACGAGCGGCGGGCACGGCCTTCGCCAGGTCCGCTTCCTCGTGCACAGTCTGCTTCAGCTCCTCGTAGACGGTGCGTTCCATCTTCCCGATGAGTGATGCTTCGGCAATCTTCGTCTGTAGACCAGCCGCAGCCAGGGCCGCCTCAAGCTCAGTGACCTTGGCGGAGAGAGCAGTGTTTGCACCCTCCAGGTCTGCCGTCTTTTTGGTCTGCTCCTGCATCGCGGCTCGGAGAGGTTCAAGGACAGTGGCGGCGTGCTGTTCGAGCAGATCCTTGCGATTCTCTTCCAACATCGCCAGCGTCAATTCCTTGAGATCCATGTCCTCTTCCTCCTGTTGTTTTACTTCTTCGATCTTGGGCGCTTCCTCCAGAATCTCCCTGACACCAGCGCCTTCAATGCCAGGCTCGTCAGTGAAGTCGATGCCGCAGATCACTGCACTCAGCATCTCCTCCACGGGCTGACCATTCATCTGCACCATGCGACTTTCATACCGCGTCGAGCGGATCGACGTGGGCAGTTTCTTGAACGTGCGCAGGAGGGCCATTACATCCTTGCCGTCCTGCGTCGGGGCGATGACCGCCTCGTACACGATCACTCTGCCCTCACGGGCCAGCGGCTTGACAACTTGGCCCACCGGCAGGTCGCGCACCGCGCCATCGTGCGGCAGGGCCTTGGCGTGGCGGCTGTACAGAGTCACCAGGTTGCCCTGGGCCATGTACTGGTTCGTTTCCTCGGTCGCCTTGTCGTTAAACCTGCCGCCATAGTAGCGATTGTTCTTGCTGATGGCCTCGTCTACCAGGGCCACGCCCTTGACGCGCATTCCCTTGTCGTTCTCTTCGACCACAACCAAATCGCGGGAAAAGCCGATCAGGGCTTCTCCTTCAGGGATATTCTCAACCACAGCCTTTTTGCCTTTGGGCATATCAACCTCCTCACCTTTGTGCCAAACGCCATCCTTGTCCTTGCTATAACCGGCCTTGACCATTGCTTTGTGCAGCACGCCATTGGCCTGCGCATAGGCGGCGCCCTCGTCCTGGGTGCGTTCATAAACGCTGTTCCAGACCTCGATCCATTGATCCGCAAAGCTCTGCGGAACGCCTTTGTCCTTCAGCCTGGGGGGTATCGAGCCCTTTGTAAACGGCATGGCCTATCTCCTACAATTTCCCGGCGGCCCGTGCCCGCCTCATTACCTCTTGGAGCAGGACGTACTGGCCCAGGGTATCCACATCCATTGTCCAGTCTCGCGAATGGTGGAAAGTGCGATCCTGCCCAAACTCGTGTTGTCCGGGATCGGCCCCGACCAAATGGCGGTACAGGCTCCACAGCTTGAGCCGGCCATGCTGAAGCGGGTTGCTGGAGAACCCGTAGGCGATCGCCTCATCCATGGCCCGGCGGATCTTAGCCTTGTTGATTCTAGCGAACATCATGGCAAAGATATCGCTCTCGGTGCCCAGGAAGCCCAGGGAACCGCGCCAATTCTTGAGCCAGTCCATCGTCTCTGTGCCAAAGGCCACATCGCCGTGCACAATCAGGGTGCGCTCGTCCCACAGCTTCTCCGTCGCCTGCAGCACGGGCAGGAGGTCTTCCCGGTAGCTTATCTCCGGCATCCATGCCTCCGGGCATAGAGCACGAATCTCGGGACGCCAGGCGAGAATAGAGATGCGGTCACAGAATGTCTCCAACTGTTGCACTAAGCGCAACAGTAGCGACTGGCCCTCGACCACGGCCAGGTGTTTACAGCTAGGCGCCGTCCACCTGCCCTGCATCCCCCCTGCGGTCACGATAGCGGTAATCTTCAACTGGTCGCCCCTTCCTCGGGCTCATCGCCCTCGTTGTCTTCAGGTTCAGCAGCCGCGTCCGCCTTGGGTGGCATCGTCGTCAGACCATCCCGTTCGACCCGCTCCAACACTGCGGCGAATTCTGCCGTGCTCATGCGCAGATGACGCTTGGCCACCCATTCCTTGTCAATGATCCCGAGAGCCAGATATTGCGTATCTGCCTGCGCGTAATTGTTCAGGGCCTGTGCGTCCTCAATGAGGTCGCCCCAGGTCGGCGCGTACCACTGCACCACATAAGGAACGCGACGTGGCTCAATCCCACGCAACGCCAGTTGCAGGTCGATCGTTTGCCGGATCCCCTGGCCGATGACTGCCTGGATACTGCGAATAAAGCGTTGATAGCGGCGATCTTCCTGCACCAGCGTGGCCTTGGCATTGATATCCTCTTCCAGGCCAAGGTATGCCTTGGGCGTGCGCAGGGTGGCCAAAATGCGATCACGGTAATACTCGATGGGCCGAATTTGTTGGTAACCGGTCGAGGAGGTGTCCAAGACTTTGGCGTCGGTCAAGCTCGGCTCGGCGCGACCGCCCATCTCATGATATGCCCGGCCCATGAAGATGTCGGCAACCACGGCCAACTGTTCCATGCCGGTCACATCCTTGGCAATCTTGCGCGTCTGCAGACTGCGCTTGAACTCGGTCATGGCCGCCAAGGCTTCGTTCGGCCCCTTGCCAGTGATGTCCAGGGTAAAGAGCAAGCGAGCGAACGCTCTGGTGATCCAGTTGATGACCAGGGCCTCTTCCATCGCCTGGAGCTTTTTCCAGGAAGCCCGCGCCGTGTACAGGAGAGAGCGCCCATAGACGCGCCGGCCCGACTTCTTCCAGCGCAGATGCAGGATCTCGTGGGGCTTGAATCCAGCGATAAAAGCCCCGCCGTCCGGGTAATGCTGTTCAAAGGCATATTCCCCTGGGGTGTTCCCCCGCAGGAGCAGCCCGACCTCATCCTCGTTACGGATCATGGATTCCTGCGGCATATACATCAGCCGGACGATGTCATAATGATCGTCCACCACGTATTGCAGGAAGTTGTCGCCCATCAGCAAAAGCTCCCGAGCGATCTCCATACCCTTATTGCGCCAGTCGGTGCGGGCCAGCACGCCCTCTACGATGGCCCGCAGGTACTTGGGCGTGCTCTCTTCCAGGTAAGCAATGGTGAACGGCTCTTCCTGGCCTGCCTCGGTCGAGAACGCATTGTCGGCGGCCATGTCCAGGGCCGTGGCCACCTCGTCCATCGTCTCGTCCATCTTGCGAGCATCTTTGTAGACCTGGTACCGCTCATCAGAAACATTGAAGAACTGTTGCCGGATGCTCTCCAATGCCTGCTCGCTATAGCCGCGCGCAGTCGTATCCTCGTCTGGCGGAGGCTGCGGCCAGGAGGAGCCGGCGATGCGCCTGGCTATGCGGGTTCTGAGGGGGAGCTTCGCCTTATCCAGTTGTGCCGGGTCATAAGTCATTGGGTCTACCCCTGAAATAAAAAGAGCGCCGTTCCTCTCCGCGTCTACAGGGGAGTGGTCGGCGCTCTGGGCGCTCAGTTGTCGCGCTAGGTGCGCTTAATCGTTTGTCGAGTGTTTTGGAGCGGGCGCCAAGCTAAAGGCGCCGCCCACCGAAAAGACAATGCTGTTGGTTTTCTCACCAAAGCCGAGCTTGATGATCCGATGCAAGCCGCTCACGGTCACGTGCTCAATCTGATCCCCCAACTCAACGGTTTCAACGATGGCCGGGCTATCCGGCGTGGCCGCTATAGGCAGCTTTACCAGGTCAACCGGTCCCGGCACGCGCAGCACGCGCACGGTCTCATTCAGCCAACCCTGGGACACGGCATGAAATAGGACGAGTTCTTTGAGTCCCGTATCGGGATCTTCGTACATTGGCGTTACTGCGGTCACAATTCCCCCGTAACTTTCACGACATCGCTGACTGTCTGTGCCTGACCCAGGATAACAATGTACCAACTACCACGGTGCTTGATGTATATTATACCACTCTTTTTATCAAATTGCAAAATGAGCCGGTTGGTCTGCGGATCCCGTATGTCCACGAGATTTTTAGGTTCGGTGTGGGCGATTGTGCAGGGTTGGGTCATCGCTTGCTCCCAAACAGCAGCGGCCTCGGGTCAGGGATGTTGTAGGTATGCTTACCATCTTTCCAGTCGATGACTTTGATAAGTGACGAGTGTTGTTCACCAAAGCCAAAGTTCGTGATGACGTCCTCGTGGGTCAAGCCCAGGTAGTGCCCCGCGGCCTGTACCTTGTTCTTGAACGATACGTCCTCGGAGAAATGATGCTCGTCCTGCCGCCAGGGACCGAACTCATCGTAGATCTGCCTACGCATGGCGATCGCCGAGCCCACAAAATCCACTACCTCATAGTGGTCGCCGCGATCGGCGATCAGTTCGTCCTCGAAGTTGCATGGCTGGTGGTGATACTTGAACATACCCAGACAGCCGAGCTTTGGCTGCTCGTCCAACAGGCGAACCACTGTCTCTAGCCAGCCTGGGGCATACTCCAGGTCGGCATCCAGCTTGACCAAGAAGTGCCCCTGAGCGATTGCCGCACCGCGGTTGAACGCCGTGCCGATACCCATGTTGTGCCCGCCGTTCAGCAAGGCGGTGCTGACCTGGCCGGAAGTTACCAAATCCGTAACATAGCGCGCAGTTTCGGCATTGCTCGCGTCGTCGCAGATGATGAGCTGGTACGGGAAGGTGGTGTTAGCCCACAGCGACGCCAGGCTGCGCCGCAGATAGGCCATGCGGTTATAGGACAGCACCACCAGCGAAGCGAACCTCATCTCGCCGACCCTTCCGCCGCAGCGCCCGGGAACTGCACCACAGTCATGAAAGGCAGGCAGCCGTGCTCTGCGGCATATTCTCGGCTCCAATCCAATAAATCACCAAAGGAGTTCGCTCCTCCTCGTCGTTCGTACTCCAACTTCAATGATGCCAGGACTTCTTCACGGGACAAGCCGCAGAGAATGCCGAGATCGAGTAGCATCGCCTCTGCCCGCACTATATAGGATGCAAACTCCCGTTCGAGAGACGACCGACTCAACAGGATAGAAGAGCTGGTATTCAACTATTCCCCTCCATCTTCGCCCTATTGCGCCATTCCGCGGCCCAATCCACTGCCTGTGGGCCCAACGTTTGCTGCAGTTCTCCGGCGGCCCAGGCGAGTTTGCGCAGGATGCCGTAGACATGGCACTGATCGACGACCTCGCAGCGCAGCACTTGCCATTTGCTCCACAACCCGGATTCCTCATGCTCGGCGCGCATAACTGACCAACTGAACCAATGGAACGTCTCGTGGTTGAAGAAGCGATAGTGTATGGGCGAGCGCCAAGCGTTGGTGTGTTCTATCCAGGGCACCACGAGATGGGCCTCGCCGCCCACCTTGAGCACGCGCCAGAACTCGTTCACGACGAAAACGAGGAAGTCTGACGGCGGCGCGGTCTCGGATTGTCGGGTCGGGTGAAGCGGCGGCAGATGCTCCAATACGTGGTGGCACCAAATCTGGTCGAACTCGCCCTCCTGGAACGGGAGCCAATTGGCCAGATTGTGGCGCAGGAAGGTGCCCTTGGGGTATAGGCGGCCAAAGTCATGCTGGTCAATGCCTACCCAGTGGACGTCAGGGAACATCTTCTGAGTTTGGGCGATCATCTTATCGCCGCAACCAACATCCAAGCCGGTTTTCGTCATTGGGGCAGTTTCTCCTCGTCCAGCGGGATCCCATACTTTTTGTGGATATAGCGGATGGTCTCGCGCACGCTCGCCGTTTTCCACTTGATGTCCATCTCGTGTGAGACATGATATCCTATGATGTGCGAGCAGAAGACGGCCCGGGCTCCTGCCGCCTGGAGGTGATAGCCGAACTCGCAATCTTGGCCCTGGCCCTTGATCGCCTCGTCGAAACCGCCGGTCTCGTTCATCAGGGCCATCGGCACAATCAAGTTGCCGCTCAAGGTTCCGCCACGGAACTGCTCCACCAGGGCGCTGCAGTTCCATAGCTCGGGTCTGCCGGAGAAGCGCGGGTCATTCCCGAGGAGGTTGGGCGTATAATCCACCTGCTTGGGCGGCAGGGCGGCCCCAACCAGCTTGTCCCAATGGTGCACGACATCATCTGCAGTAATCACCATCGGCGGCAGCCAATCGTACTTGCCGCAGATTACCACGCCCTGGGGATACTTGTCCACAAGCTCATAGCCATGTGCCAGGGCGCCCGGGTTCAGTAGGACATCGCTATCGACAAACCAGACATGGGTGGTGTCCGGGTCAAGCAGCCGTGCACCGCGGTTCCGCATCCAGGAGACGCCATACCCGTCGTGCGGGCGCCACAGGTAGCGCACAGCCAGGCCGGAGAAACCTTTGACCGTGTTGCTGGTTGCGCCATAGTCAAGCGAACCATCGTCGGCGACGACAACTTGTAGTTCCTTCGTTACGCCCGCCTGTACAGAGAGCGCCCTTAGTACGAGCGCCAAGTTCTGCGAGCGGTTGTAGGTTGGTATGACAAAGCCGATCTTGCTCATCACGCTCTCCTGATCCAGACTAGCCAAAAGTTGTGCTCGCGGCACTCGCGAAGTTCCAAGATTGTGCCAAGGCCGGCGCATTTGGCCACGACATCGGCATACGCCCAGGTAGGCCAAACATGGCCGACGCCCCCCATCGAGATAGGCAGGGTAATCACGAGGTATTCTCTACAGACCCGTTTGGCCTCGGCCAGAACCTTCGTCGAGTCCTCCAGGTGCTCAATGATCTCGGAGAGGACGACGGTATCGAATGACCGGTCAGGGAAGGGCAGCGATTGCTTGGTCACGTCTAAGGCGCTGAAGTGGGCCCCAGGGAAGAGCCCTTTGGCTTGTGCGATGCCCTCCTCCGAAATGTCGACGCCGGTGTACCAGCCCTCGTTGGGGAACACTTTGCCTGCCAGAAAGCCTGGGCCGCAACCGATGTCGAGCACCGCGCCATGCAGGTAAGTCTCCACGACGTGGTAGTGCCCGCGCAGGCGCCAGTAATACTCTGCGCCGACCCGTTTCCAGTCTTTGTCCCACCCTGCCTTGGCATCGGGCAGGATTTGCGTCTCATCCTTCTTCATTTTCAGCATCTCCTATCAGCGGCAATTGGTTCTTGGCCGGGTCTCCCTGGCTGATGCCCAGCGCCGCCAAGTCGTGTTTTGACTTGATATACTCAATATTGCGCAGCACTTCGGCCACATTGGCCTCCTGGTTGCGGGGATGCCAGACATGATAGCCCCCCACCTCTTCGGAGAAGATTACTGGATAGTGGCTCTCCTGGGCGCGCATGGCCAACTCGCAGTCCTCGCCGCCGTGGCCAATCATCTCCTCGGAGAATCCGCCGAGCGCATCAAATAGCGCAACGGGCCATAGCATATTGCCAGAATATACAGACAGGCAATAGCCGTCAAAGACAACCCTGGACGAATCGAAGAGGCTTGGCGGCCCTGCCCGGGGGTCGTTTCCTTCCAGCCCCGGTCGTGGCTTTTTGATAGGGAGGGCGGTCAATTCTTGGGCCACGACGCTCTGCCAGCGATGTTGCACATCCTCCATTGTAACGACCATGGGCGACAGCCAGTCGTAGCGGCCCGCGATGATCGCAGTCGGATTGGCCGCGTGCAGTTTGGCATAATGGCCCAGCGCCGTCGGGTTGAGCAGGACATCCGAGTCGATAAAGACGAGGGCCGCGCCGCGGGCCAGGCGCCGGCCCATGTTGCGGGCCTGGCCAATGCGCACGCCAAGGTGGGGCTGGCGGGCATAGAGATGGGAGAAGTGCCATGGGCGATCGGTCAGCACTGCCAGCGGGTCATCGGTTGACCCATCATCGGCCACAATGACCTCAAGGTCGCGGAAATCCTGGCGATCGAGCGCAGCCAGGCACAGCAGCAGGTTGTCATGCCGGTTGTAGACCGGGATAATCACCGACAGCATTGACGCCCTCCGAATCAAACATGGCCTCATCCGAATCGAGCCCGGCCCATCGTTGTAAGAGTATCGCGCGGTTGTGGTCATGCTTTTGATAGGCAAACGCCTCCCCGGTACCATGCTCATAATGGAGCAAAACCGCGCGGGTTGACAAGTACACCTTCCACCCCGCTCTGCGGGCTCTCCAGCAAAAGTCGACGTCCTCAAACTGGCAAAATTCATAGGCGCGGTCGAATCCGTGCAGGTTCGTCCAGCATTCCCGCCGCACGAGCATACATGCGCCTGTGATCGCGTTCACATAGCGATCGACAAGCGTTGGCGGGTAATTGTACTCTTTGTCCCGCCAAATGTGATAAGGAGAGCCGGTCTTGTCGCGGGCCACGCCACAATGCTGAATCTTGTAAGCTCGCTCGGCGCGTTCCGGCGGGTAAAGCAACTTGGCGCCAACGACGCCGATCTTGTCATCGGCGAGCATGGCCCTCATCATGTGTGTTAGCCAAAAGGGCATGGCCTGGGTGTCGGAGTTCAGAAAGCAGAGCGGCCCCGTCTTGGCCTGCTGATTGGCCATATAATTGCACAGGTCGCCAAACCCACGGCGGCGTTCGGCGCGGTAGGTGGAGACCATATTGACCGGGAGGCGGCGTAAGTAATTATCCAGTTCTGCGTCGTGGCTGCAATCATCTGCCACCCATAGGTGGAAGGGCCACTCAGTCAGGGATAAGCAGCTCTGGATGGCGGCCTTGGCCAGAGTGAACGCGCGATAGACGGGCATGATGATTTGGACCTGGTTGTCCGGCATTACGTTCCTCCACGGGCTCGAAATCGTTGCAGTGCCAGACCGACGCGATGATCCCGTTGTTCCGGCACAACTCATACAGTTCTTGCTCTACCTCGCAATTGTCGATTGCCGCCGGGTTATACTTCTTGCAAGCGCGGCACAGGCCCGCATCGCGGTACTTTTTGACGGCGCTCGCGGTTGTCATGGGGCATTCCTATCACAACTGCGTCCCGTCGCCAACACGCACAACCTTGGCGAGCAGATCTCCCGTAGACATCGGCAGAGGTGCCTCGCGCTCGACCTCGCGTGCAGCCCGCAGCTCGCGCAGCTTTTCGTCGGCCAGGGCATCCCACTCGGCGTAGGGGTCGTTGCTCTCGCCCGGGCGGGCGTCCCGCCGCTGCTCCTTGCTGAACTGGTACACCTCGGCCTGCACGCTCTCCGCGCCGATGATGGGCTTCCACCGCTTGGCCATGGTGCGGGCACCCTCCAGGGCGTCGGCGGCGTCTTTGTAGGCCCCGGTGGGCCACTCGGCCAACTCTTGTTTGAGCTCCTCCTGGCCGTGCTCGGGCAACAGCAGGTACCCGTTTTCCAGGTCGGGCTGCAGGCTCTGGATACGGAGGTCTTTGTTCTCCGACTGTGGAATGGCGGCGATAGGTAGATAGATACCTCTCTCGGCGCTGATCTCGGAGGAGCGGGTAGCGAACAGGGCCTGGAACTGCACTTTTTCGATACCCCACATGAGGATGCGGTAGGTCATGGCCCAGGCGTCCTGCGCCTTCATGATCTCGTGGGGGGGCCGGATCTTGGCGTCCGACTCCAGTGACACCATGGTGCCATAGGGCAGTTTGGCGACGATGGCGATAGCGGACTTGGTAGCGCGGCTGCTCTCGCCCAGGGACGGGTCGGTGAATCCAAAGATCAGGCAATCGGACAGTTTGCAGGCTGGCCTGCCGTTCAGCGGCACGATCCACACCTCGTTACCATCGCGCACTTCGGAGCGGTAGGTCTGATAAGCGGTAAACAACTGGCGGTTAGGATCCTTGGGGTCGTTCTGCAACTCCATATTGAAGGAATACTCGCCTTCGGACACCTGAACGAGCATAAGATCGTAGAGCGGCATAGCGTCGGGCCAGGCGACCTTGGCGCCCTCGTCCATCTCGGCCCGGTGCTGCTCATAGAATTGGTGGCCAGCCTTCTCTTTGTTCGGGTTGGAGAGGTCAGTGACGAGGCCGCGCCACTGGCTCCATAGGTCGGCGCGGACGGGGTAAGCCTCCAGGGCCTTAAACACAACAGAGTCGAACAGTGGGTTCTTCAACAGGTTGGCCAGGAGGCAGTCGTGGTGCAGCAGGTTACCGATGACGACCACTTTGGTGTCGCGCCAGCCCGAGCGCATGAGTGATCCGCGGAACCAACGGCGCAGTTGTTCGCGCTGAACAGGGCTCTGTACGCCTTCGATTTCTTCTATATCGTCGACAACGATGAGGTCTGGCCTCTCGCGGCCTACTTTTCGGCCTCTGACCTTCATTCCCTGGCCCAAAGCACGTATTCTGACGCGGTTTTTGGTCATAATATCCGCAGCTTGCCATGTTTCGCCTCGCAATTCGCCGAAATCTTCACAAAACAGGTCATTTTCTTCCAATTCCAGCTTAATCGTCTCAAGTTGGTCTTTGGCCTGGTCGAACGAGTCGGAGATGATGGGAATATGCGTTCTTTTGCGAAAAGCGGTGCACCAGAGGGGGAGGCCGAGGGTGGCGATGGTTGTTTTGGCGTGGCCGCGGGGCATGACATAGACGCCGTTGCGCCTGCCGGGCGTTTCGAGCAGGTTCTGCAGTTTTTTGGTCAATACACGGTGAATGGGGGCGGGCGGGAGGTTGAAGTGCTGGGCTAAGTAGAAGCGATTGAAGAACTCCAGGTCGATTTCGGCCAGACCCATGCGCACATCCTGATCGTCGAGGCGATCAAGGAAGTGTCCCGCGGCAAGCTCCTCGGCGCGGAGGTTCTTGCACAGGTAGGTACGGACGAGTTCTTCCTGCTGGGTAGAGAGTCTCACTGGCTCAAGAGCCCCTCGATGCGTGACAGGTAGGCCCAGGTGCGGGCGGTCAGGCCCACCTGGATAGCGATGGTGACCAGGGCTACGGCGACCATAAAGATAACGGCCAGGATGAGTGCGTCATTGTCCTCATGTTTATCGGGCATTGTATTCTCCTGCGGGACAGGGCCAGGATGTCGAGTTTTCGTGCTTGAACACCCGGCTTACATCGTGGATGCAGTTCTCGCCATCGCCGTCAAAGTCCCACGCCTTAGCATAGCACGCTTGTCCGCGGATGCACTTATAATGCCAGATAATGAGCAGGGTGTCAGCGTAATCCACGATGCAATCATGGTTCAGATCCCAGAGCGAGCTAGGTGGCGTCCAGAGCACCAGGGGCAGGTAGAGGGTGTATTGTGCCTTGGCGCCGATTACTACTCCCGCGAAAAATATCGCGGTGATGGCCAATATAACGAGAAGAAACCTGAGGAGGCTCTCCGACTCTTCTGCGCTCATATTACTCCTTTCCTGCCGGCAGTTCCGACACCTCGTCAAACTCGCCGTCTATGGCGTCTGCCGGTACGGTGTAGTCGGTCTGCTCGGCAATGATGCGCTTTCTCTGCGCCACGACATCGCGCAGTCTGACCCGCGCGTTGGGCTTGCTTGGCAGGATAACGGTCTCCGGCACGAGGATCCCACTAGCTGCGGCCAATTTGCCAAAGTCCATGAGCATTGACCAGTAGAGCCGCGCCCGGCGCTCGACCACCTCTTCGTGCGTAGTTGTTGTGGCGCCCTCCAGGAGGAGCGCGTCATCCAGCCGGCTCTTGGCAAAGCGCAGGACACGGTGCATTTCGGTGATGGCGTCTAGCTCGATGTCGATGCCGTGGAACTTGGCGTCTAGCTTGGATGACTCCAGCCACATATCCTCGGGAATGGCCCGGGCAAACTGCAGCACTTCGGTGATGGTGATGCCCGTTTTGCCATAGCGATTGTACATCCAGTATACGATTCTGGCCGGGCTCCAGCCGCTGAGGAGCTTGGCAAATATTTCTTCCTTGTGCGGCGAGTTCTCGATGACCTCTATGTCGGTCTTGGGGGCCTCAGGGAAATTGTTCATACGTGGATAAAGCTATCCCGGCAATCAATGTCTACAAGCCCCCAGGCCAGTTCCGTGGGCGTCGGGTGTAGGTTCCCTGGGCAAAGTTGTACGCCTGCCGCAGCCCACGCTTGCGCGACTAACTCGGTGCATACAACTGCTTGTGCGTTGATTACTCGCCGCGCGAGCATTTTGCGAATGACGATGAGCAAATTCCAGAACGAGTAGCTTTCTCCGACGCGCGCAAGGGCTGCATCGATGGCGACCTTGCCTGCCTCGGCGCTAGTGTTGTTGGGTCGGAACACATCGAACGGTCTGCCCCAGTGGGGACCCTTCCACACCTTGACACCACTCGCTCCGGCCTCGATAGTGTACCAGATACCACGCCTGAACCAGATGAGCGCAGCATGGTCATATTCGCTGAGCGGGACAATGGCCGCCCGCGAGCGGATCATAGCTATGTCGCCATCTCGATACCCGTCTTGTGTGACTATCATGATGCTTTTCTCCTAAGGAGGCGCGGGGCCGGATTGATCCGGCAATTCCCATTCTGAGGCACCCGCTACTCGGACAGCCTGGGTCGCAACTCCAAGCCACTTCGCGTCGCTCGCCTGCCGAGTGCGCTTGCACGACCATACGTGGGACACCGTTGTCTGTGCGCGTGTGCTATCCACGCCGCCCGCGCCATCGGGTAGGTCAGGTCGCTCTGGTGTGTGATGCTGCCCGATTTTCGCCTGGTCTTGCCGGCGGTCGGGAGGCCATTCAGCCTCACCCTACGTCTTAATGACGCGCAGCCCTCACTGCTACCCTACCTGCCTCCCAGGGGATTGTTACGATTGGAGGGGGATGCCCCTGGATGACACTTACCTTGTATCACAAATGCGCAGATTTGTCAAATGTGACGTAAGGGACGAGTCGTATGGATGCGCTAGGAGGCAGAGTTGGGCTACACCAACATCGCGACCGGGGGGCCTGGGGCTCGATGTTTTTTCTCTGGGCTCCAGGCTCCAGGCTCCAGGCTCCAGGCTCCAGGCTCCAGGCTCCAGGCTCTGGGCTCTGGGCTCTGGGCTCCAGGCTCTGGGCTCCAGGCTCCAGGCTCCAGGCTCCAGGCTCCAGGCTCTGGGCTCTGGGCTCTGGGCTCTGGATCAGCCCAGTATGAATAAACTGTAACATGCTATGCGAAACAAAACACGGTCCACCGTATGAAACATGAACAAACTGTAACGTACTACACGAACATTTACATATTCTGTTCATATTCGCGTGCTATGCTATTTATACCAGGCTGCTGCTGCTCAGGAGCCTGAATACAAACAGGAGGCTACAAAATGCAAACCAACCAGGCTCATGTAGGCGATCACTATAGACTAATCAAGACGTTTGAGTCTCAGGCTGACCGGGCTGTCAGGCTCCAGGCTGATGCTGCTGAGGAGGCTGCTGCTCTTGAGGCTGAGGAGGCTGCTGCTCTTGAGGCTGAGGAGGCTGCTGCTGTCAGGCTCCAGGCTGCTGCTCTTGCTCAGGAGGCTGCCCAGGCTCAGTATCATGCTGCCCAGGCTCAGTATCATGCTGAGGAGCAGGAGGCTGAAAAGGCTGAGGCTGATTTTGCTGAGGCTCGTGCTGAGGCTCGTGCTGCCAGGCTGAACAGGCTCCAGGCTCGTGCTGCCAGGCTCAGACTCCTGGCTGATGCTGCTGAGGCTCGTGCTGCTGAGGCTCGTGCTGCTGCTGATCAGGCTGAGAATGAGGCAGAGGCTGTCAAGTCGTGGTACGAGGAGGAATAGACAATAGGCTCCGGGCTCCAGGAGGATCAGGCTCCTGGAGCCCGCGGTCATCTCAGATGAACAGGAGGTGATTAAGATGAAACTTAGCATTTTTGTTCCAAAATCCACAAATGCAGGAGTACAAAAGCCTGAGGTTTTGGCTGAGGCTGCCAGACTCTTAGCCCAGGCTTTTGGAGGCTGCACTATACAAGATTGTACTGGGATATGGTTTGCTGCCAATGGCCAAAAGTTTGAGGATCAGAACAGTATACTGTTCACCTATGTCGAGGCTGATCAGGTTGATCAGGCTCAGGCTCAGGCTCAGGCTATTTGTGCATACGTCAAGGCAGCACTTGAACAGGAGGCTGTTCTCTGGAGCCTGGAACAGGCTCAGGCTCATTTTGTCTAAGTTGACAGGCTCCTGGAGCCTGATACTCCAGGAGCCTCAGACTATCTTAGTAGGAGGCTGCAAAATGATACTGGAAAATCTTGATCCCAGCTATTGCGAAAAGGTTATATATGGTTGGTTGCAATTGGCTACTTCTAGAGTACGGTCTGAAGGTGTCTACTGGTATTCGATTGCTCATACAATCGCGGAAGGTCTAGCGATCGATTATAGTGTGCCTCTAGACCGCGTTTGTGCGGTTATTGCTACACTATCGCCCGGTTGCAATTGGGAACAAAACGTTGTCGATTCTGAGACGGTTATACGCGCGTTTGTTTCCGGTCTAGAACCGGAAGATATCCAAGTGTCGACATACAATCCTCAGAAACAAAAAGCTTTTCTCATTCTACGATTGCCTCCAAGTGCCCCGCGGTCTGAGATTCTACGGTTGATTGGTCTAGAATCCGCGCGCAAAACACGCGCGTTTTTCGACAACATTCTAGACCCGGATCATAGCCAGGATGTTACAATCGATCGCTGGATCGCGCGCGCGGTTCTTTTGCAGCAAAACGCAACGCACCCTACTGAAAAAACCTATGCGTTGATTCGCTCGGCTTTTCAACGTGTCGCGGTTGGATTGGAGCTCAGACCTTGCCAAGTGCAAGCAATTGTATGGTTGGTGATTCGGGACCGCGGACTAGATCATGCCGCGCAACAATACCTATTTTGACCGGAGGTCATCATGACAGCTTTGGTTTTTGTGGTCAACTTGTTGGTGGTGGCACTGCCGATTCTGCTGGTGGTCTGGTTTGTATTGGCTAAGTTGGTGGTGGTGGTGACTAAGTTGGTGGTGGTGCTGGTGGCGCGGGTCAACTGTGGCGCATTCTGCCGGATCAACCGGGCCCGCGGGTCTGTGGTCAAGGCGAAAATCGCTCGTGATGACCTGGGTCAAGGTGGTACTTCTGACCGCGCGCGCGGAGGTCGACATGGCTAAGAGGATCGCTGGTTTTATCGACAAGACAACACAAAAGGTGGTATCTACCTTAGACATTGGTGGTGGTCGACGGGTTCATCGATCGATCGCGAACCTGGCTGGTCATCGGGGCAGGTGGGGCTGGCTATTTGAGGCAGACGCTGCCGGGACATTGGTTCCTTTTGACTGGACGCCTCAGGGTGGTCTGGTATGGCTGGATGACCTGGGTGGGCCGCGGCACACAGAAGTTGAAGATCAGACGGTGCGGGTCTGGCTGGTATCAGTGGCCAAGCGCACAAAATGAACAGACTGTTATCCTAGTTGGGCAATTATTCACGTGATTTTCATCTGGTGGTGCTATACTGATAGTGGAGGTGGGCCATGCTTAAGATCAGCGCAGACTTTGGGCCGGAGTTCAAGCTCGTGATAGACGGTGTGGAGGTGGGCCGGGTGCTGGATTCGGTGGGGATCGGGCCATTCGAGCGGGCCGGTCTGCGGGTGCTGCTGGTACTGCCCGCTGGTGGTGGTGGTTTTCGTGAGGTATGGGCTGGAGGCAGTCTGTCCTTCTGTGGCAGATTCGAGCAAGTGCACGGAGGTGCAAAATGCTAGACGGTGCTAAGGTGCGGAAGGTGGCGCAATTCACATTTGCGCACAAGCTCGTGCAGGACAGTCAAGACGTGGCCGCGGTTATCGACAACCTGCCCCTGTCTCTGTCGGCCAAGTTGGAATACAGGGGGGCCGGGTTCCTGCTGGTGCTCTACGGTGCGGACGGTGATGTCCTGGAGGTGTGGGCGTCTTGTGGTGGGGTGGTGGCCTGGTTGACGGCAGATGTTTGTCAGGTGTGGCCGGAGGTGGCAGATGCCTAGAGACCTGGGGCGTGCGACTTTGGCAGATCAGCCCGGCGTGCAGCGCAAAGTGTCGCAGTTTGCGCCACGGTATGAGCGGGTGACCGATGCGACGCGGGTGCGGGCGATCCTGGGCCTGGTGGGTCTGGCCTGGTGCAGGTGGGATGTCCTGCTCGTTCGGCAGATCAAGGGGGAGATTCGGCAGGTGTGGGGGAGTGCCCGCGCGGGGTCGGTGTTTGAGTGTGGATTCACACAGCATGGGTCGTGGAGGTGAACAATGCCCAAGACTGAAGTGCGCAAGCTGGCGAATTTCGGGCCGGAGTATGTCCTGGTCACCACACCCTCTGAGATTCAGACCATTCTGTGGGTGGTGGGGCGGCAGGGCAAGGATGTCGGTATCCGACTGCTGCTGTGCAAGGTGGACGTGCAGGCGCAAGAGACCACGGAGGTCTGGGGCCTGGGTGCTTTCTATACCTGGCTGCATGAGGCAGAGTTTATCAAGCTCTGGCAGCGCAAAGCAAGACGGGCCCGGCACTGGCAGCGGTGGCAGGATCGCCCCATCCTTGACCTGTCCCGCGACCTGGTCAGACAAGAGGGGTGAATAATGGCGACCGTCTCAGATCATGCGGTTAACCGGTTACGGCAATTCGGGCCCGTCTTTGGAGTGCCTCTGGAGGTGCTCCAGGCAAGACTGGCCGGGGTGCAGGTGGCAGAGTGCTCGGCAGTAGTGGCCACACTGCCCGCGGGCCGGTTCGTGCGATTCGGGGATCATAACGGCGACACCCTGGTCGCTGTGGTGCGGGGTGGTGAGGTGACCACGGTCACCCTGCGCCGGATCAGACAGACGCCGCTGCTGCTGCCGGTCGTGTCGGCAGTCGGCTTTGGCAAGAGGACAAGGTGAGGTGAGATCATGGAAAAGCAGATCAGGATCGCAGTCTATACCTGGCAAAATGAGGTGGTAGCCGTAGACCTGGACGGGGCAACTGTCCCGGCAGGGGGCTGGATCGCCCAGGCACTGGAACCGCCATGTCCCGATACGGGCTGCCGGGGCTGCCTCTACGGACAGGGGCCGGAGGATCAGGACTGTACCTGGACGCCCGACCTGGACGTGCAGCCGCCGGATGACCGGCCAATCGCGGCCTGCGGTCTCACTGCCGACTACTGCCAGGACTGCCATTGTCCACAATCGAGCGTGCCGGAGACGGTCTGGCCGCCAAAGGATGCAGCGGATGATAAGGGCCCGGAAAAGCCGGTGCTCTGCGAAAGCTGCCAGCACTTGACCCTGTTCGGTTGCCCGGTGCTGAAAATCTTCAGGACGCCAAACGAACCGGCCTGCGCAGAGCACTTCAAGCCCGCGGCCCCCGGCGTCGCCGAGTCCTGGAGGCGGGATTACCCGCACTATTTTGCGGAGGCGGATCATGTCTAAAAAAACGACGCGCAAAGCGTGGAGGTGGTGGTACTGGCTGCCTGGGTGTGCCCGGCGGGAGGGGCTGACCGTGCAGTGGTATCATACCGCGGCAGAGGCCCAGGCCGGTGTGGGGGCCCTGCTCTATCCTCATAACTCGTGGCTTTGGCCTAAAATCAAGGTTCGCCGGTCTGAGCATGTAACGGAGGGGGTATAGGATCATGGCTAGGATCAAGCTGTTCGTGTTCTTCCTGGGCTATAGTCTGACCTGGCGCATCCTGGAGGCGCTCCACAAGGACTGGAACACCGACCGGATCAGGCGCGAGACCGATAAGTATTTCTACCACAAGGGGAGGTGAATCATGCAAGGGCTGACCGTATCTCAGACTGTCAAAAAGGCCGTGGCTTTCCTGGTCGGTGAGGACGCCGACCGGCAGCAGCGGGCGAATGAGGTGCAGATCAAGGCGCAGGCCGGGGCCGGGAAAGTGGACATCCTGGCCATCAAAAAGCGCAGCGTGCAGCTTGGCGACGCCAAGCTGCCCTGGGACGTCACAGTCGGCGGCATCCTGGACATCCCGGTGGCCACGATGGACGCCTTGGCCCTGGAGTGGCTGACCGTGCGGGGCTATGACGTCTGCAACAAGCGGAAAATGTAGGATCGTTCATCATCTCACGGGCCTGGGCCGCCATCCACACGAGAGCTCAGGCCCGCAGATGAACAAACTGTAAGCAAGATCAGGGTCATTATACATGCAATATTCATCTTCACCTAGTATGATGGGTCAGATCAAGAGAGCAAGCGGAGGGGATCATGAGCTGTAGATGTTATCAGTGTATGTACTGGCATCAGAGACCAGCGACCAGTGAGGGACGCTGTGGGAAATTGTCAAGTGGTAGCAACGAGCACGATACGTTCTGGGCGCACATTGAAATAGACCAGCCGCTGCGCTCGGATGCGGGCGTCGAGTTTGTCACCCGTAGCGGGTTCGGATGTTGGGCAGGCACAGGCAGGGCGGCGACTACGCCGGAGGCGGCAAAATGAGCAAGTTCCATAGCGTCAAGCACCAGATCGCGGCGCTCCAGGCGCAGGCAGCCGAGCTTGAAAGCAAAGCCCTGCTCACTGGCTGGACTGAACAGACTGAGCACCAGGGCAACCGGCTGTACCGCAAGGCGCAAAAGCTGCGGCAGCAGGCGCGCGCCCTGGAGGATCAACTGGAGGATCACGTGGACAATACGCAGTATGTCGAAATCGTTTCGGGCGAAGTCAACGCGCGCGCGGGATGGGTGGAGCGGTTGGGCGACTTTGACCTGCGGTTTTTTGTGCGGGCCTCTCACCCGCGACCGTTCCGCAAGATGGTTGCCAAGCTGGCCCGGCTGAACAAGACCGACCCGTTCTTTTCCTGGTATGCCAAAGGGAAAACGGAGGTGACCAATGGCTAAGATAGCACTGAATACCCTGCGCCGCATCCTCAAAGCGGCAGAGTTCGCCAGCGTAGCCCACGTCGGGCTAGCCCTCACGGCAACGGAGGCGGGCGACCTGGAGGGCCTGCTGACCGAGATCGTCAATGCCCTGGAGACCCAGGACAAGATCAACGCGGGTATCCTGCCGCAGCCCATCTATGAGAACCTGGAGGACTTAGTCGCCGACCTGCCGACGCCGGTCTGGGCTTGCAACCTGGGGGCGGGCGGCATCATCTACGCCAGCGGGCCGCGGCCAGGGCCAGACCCGGAGACTGGAGAACAATTGGAGTGGACGCAGATCAGCGGCCTACCATACATGGCCCTGGCCATCAACGGGATCGGCGGCAACCGGGCCGACTTTGGTTCCTACCGCATCGCAACACAGCCGGGCCCGCCGACATTCACGCCCGCGTTCGCCCGGCAGGATGTGCTGGACAAGTACGGCATCACCAACGCTGAATACTACGCCATTTGTGAGGCCATCAAGCATAGTGAGGGCCATCCCGTGGTGTGGTACAGCGAAAAGTCTACTGGAGGGTTGAAATGAACATCACCACGAGCGGCAATAGTCTGTACCCGGTTCTGACCGGCAAGCTGGCCCGCAAAGGCGGCAACGGCAAGTTCTTCGAGTCCCGCAAGGTGGGCAACAATACCTATCTGACCTGGGTGGACGCCATCGGCTATGGGCGCGACCTGGCCATCAAGCTCCACGCCACCAACATCTTGACCGTCCACGCCGATAGCTCGGTCACCCTGGACACTGGTGGCTGGTTGACCGTTACCACCAAGGCGCGCCTCAATGAGTGGCTGCCCGCCGGGTGGCGCGTGTCCTCCGACCGGGGCGTGTGGTATCTGTACAACTACCAGACCAAGGCGGAGTTTGTGTTCCAGGACGGGATCACCATCCAGGCCGACGGAACCGTGACCGGCGCAGGCCCCCGGCCCAACTTGGCCGAGAAAAAGCGCGCGGCCAATTATGCCGCCCGGTTCGCTAAGGCCCTGGTGGCTGGCCACGTCCCGGCCCCCGGCCCCGGCGACTGCCTCTTCTGCCAAGGACGCTTTACCGACCTTGCCACTGGCCAGCCCGCCACCGACAGCGACCACATCAAGAGCCACATCGCCGGGGGCTATTTCGTCCCGGCCCTACTGGTCAATGCGGTGACTGCGTTCCCCGTTAGCCCTGCCGCTCGCACCGTTATCGCGGCCAGGTGGTATCCCGACTTGGCCAAGGGGCGCGACGTGCGGGGCTACGTGGACGCCTTCGGCGACATCGTCACCCGGCAGATCACCCGCAGCATCAAGCGTTACCTGTACCGCCAGCTTGGCTTTGCCAGCTAGACTATCCGGCGATCCCGGCCCCCGCAATCACCGGGGCCGGGATCGCCCCAGATCAAGGGAGGATCACATGGCACAGATCAAGACCACCAAAGGCGTTTTGAACGGCGGATATGAGGACGACCGGGGCATGGGGCTGCCCATCGCCAGCATCACCCTGGCCAGCAATCCCGACAGCAGCGTGTCCATCCTGTTCGAGCCCCCCGCGGACTATGTCCCGGAATTCGAGCGGGGCAGCACGGTGGAGGCCAGCGACCTTGACCCCGCCGAGACCGAGCAGCTTTGCGCCCAGTTCCTCCGGGAACGGGGCTATACCATCAAGCCGCCAGTCCCGGAACCTGGCCTGTTTGGTAATTATGTGGCCTGCACCGGCAGCCCGCCGGAAGACGTGGCCATCACTATGAACCTCCAGGGCCTTACCTCCGCGGACTTGGACAAAATCGCTGACACAGTCGAGCCCTTCACTTCTGAACGGCCCATTGAGCACCTGGAAAAAGCATCTGAAGTGCTCCGCGCCCTGGCCCAGGCACTGCGCGACAAAGGGAGATGACAGAATGACCAAGACATACCGGCAGTATTGTCCAGAGGATGGGAAGGCAAGGTTGCCGTCGCAGAGCATCCTCAGCGGCCATTATGCGCGCTTGCTCTTGGATCAGCTTGCCAAGAATGACGCGGAAGGCTGGCCCTGGCTGGCCGCATCGGTCGAACGGGGTATGGTCTCCTATGCCCTGCGTTACTGTTTTGACCAGGGTGGACATGGCCGCAACAAGTCGGGGGGCATCGTCCTGGTCTGCCGGTTCGAGCATCCACAGCACTTGGCCGAGCCCCAGACCTACGAATACTACCTCTCGCCAGGTCGCAAAAGCCAGCGCGAGACCCTCATCAGCAAAGCCGTCGCTCGCTTTGAGCGGCGGATCGCATCCATGCAGGGAAAGCTGGCCAGCATCCTCCGCCTGTTCGACTTGGCCGAGAAAGCCAAGACCCTGCCAGGATTCGCCGAGTTTATCGAAGGCAAGCTAGCCGAGTGCGGCACCGATTGCTACCCGCAGATGACCGAGACTCAGGCGTCCAGGTGGTATGCAGTCATCACAGAATGGTATCAGCAGAACCGCCCCACTGGACAAGATGGAAAGTGAACAAACTGTTAGGCAAAAGGGCCTGTTTGTTCACCCAATTTTCATGTGGATCGGCTATGATAGAGACAGTGGAGGATAACATGAGACGGCAAATGTTCCTGGTTCGTTCAGTGTTTACAGTGCAGGTGCTGGCCGCAGTGCGGGCCGATTCGTACAACGATGCAGAAAAGGCAGTCGCCGCCTGCACCAAGCCCGCCTTGCTCAATACCTATGGCAACACGGCCACCGTCTCCAGGGTCGCTGTGTCCACTCGGTGCGACAGCGCACACGTCGAGCCGACTACCGCCGAGGCCGCGCGCGAGGCCGTGCAGACGTTCGCTAAAGGTAGCCATGAAGTGGGCTGCCGGATCACGGAGGGATAACATGCTACTCAAGGTCATGATTGGCAAGATTGTGGCGGTTCATGGCGGGCGATGGGATACCCTGTGGCAGGTCGAGGTCGAGCAACTGCGGACACACAAGCACTTTGTCCTGACCGTCGGCCACTCCATGAACAGCCACCCGCTGGATGATGTCATGGAGTACGAGAACAGCAAACACATCAAGTTCTCCATCAACGGCGTGTTGCAGTCGGTTCCGGCCAAGGGCGTCAAGGTCGCGTTCGTCCAGGGGGTGGATGAATCCGGCCTGATTGACAGCCTCATGCACTATGACGCCTGGATGGAGTCCGTCAAGTTGGGCGAATCCGGGGCGGAGGAGGACTAGCATGAATCTCTGGGGCCTGCTGCTTGGATCAGATACCGCAGACAGCGTCGAAGAGCCCGACAAAGTGCGCTTTGGCACCATCGTCGGGATCAGCGCCTTCGGCCCGTACCCATCTGCCTACTGCGTCAGCATCGAGGAAGATGCGACCGGCGAGCTTTTCTCCCTCGCGGTGCAGAATACGCAGATGTGGCATCCCATTGGGGCCGTGGCCGACCGCGAACGGTTCAAGAGGGGCCTGCCCACCGGCCAGTTCGAGGGGGCGCGCATCAGCGTCGAGGGCCTCCAGGTCGCCTTTGTGGTCAAAGGCGATGAGACCGGCACTCTGGCCAACGTCATCCACCTGGACGCCTGGAGAGAGATCGAGCAACACATCAAGGATCACGGTGTGGCACATCCTGAGGAAATCGTGGGAGCCGACCAATGGTAAACTTGAGACGCCCGCCCTATAGGCACGTGAGCACCCGGAGTGACCCGCTGCGGCGCATCCGGTTCCTGGTAGGCAGATGGTTCAAGCCGGTATGGGACGCCTATGTCGGAGACAAGATCACCTATGCCGAGGCGCGGCAGCGTGCGTTCGAGGTCTGTAACCGGATCAGGCGCGACTGGCGGAATGGCGGGCTCGGAGTGCTGCCCGACTATTCCGAGGCCAAGTTCGACGAGGGCTGGCAGTACCGGGTCATCCTCCATGAGGATTGGGACGTGGCCCGCGATGAATTCGCCAACCTGGTCTTTGGTTGGTGGTAGAAGGGAGAGGATCATGAGCAATACCATAGCGATGCAATTGGTGAATGCGGCAGCCGTGGATTGGCGCACCCTCATCAGCCGCCTCAATGCCACCGAGTGGGACTCTGCAGAGGACGAGTTGAGCGACCTGGCCGTGGTGTCCAGCTTTCTCACGGTCTATATGTGGAGCCTGCGCGAGGGCAAGAGCCACAAGGACGCCCTCCAGCAGGCCCGAGACGCACTGCGCAAGGTACTGGTAGCCCTGGAGTGGGAAGAGCCGGAGACCTGCTGGCTCTTGGTCGGAGACCCGCTGCGGACGATTGCACAACAGCTTGCACAAAAGGAGGATCACAATGTCTGAGAAAACGACCGTGGTAGTCCAGACCTATGCCGAGTCCTACGCCTACAATGCCCGGGCGCTCAAGGTCACCATCAACGGGTTGGTGCTGTGGTTCAGCTATAACACCGTGGTCGCCTTCGCTACGCCCGGCCACGTCTCGGTCGTGTCGGAGAATATCTTCTCCAGGACGACCGGCAAGCACCTGAATTACCTGGCCGCCAAGGACGAGCGCACTCCGCGCGAGGCGTTCGAGCGCCAGCTACAGGCCGCGCTGGATGAGCACGGCATCTCTATCACTGTGGGGGTATGATACAATGAGCTTCGAAATCAAGATGCTTTGCATCGGTGTGTTTATCGGGTGTGTGTTCATCGAGTCCCTGCGGCAGGATCGGCTGACCCTGATGGTTCTCTCTGTCGTGGCCGCCATCTGGTGGCTGCGCCAGATGGGGGTGTGATGTGGTGACCGGCCCATCGCCCCGCTCATACGGTGTCGAAGTCCTGTTCCGCGGAGAAAGCAAGTTCGTCGGCAACGCTCTGTTCTTCCCGACCAAGGAACAGGCCCAGTCCTATGAGTTTGCCCAGGGGATGAATTGGATTGGCTACATCGAGTCGCGTGTTGTCCCGCGCGACCAGGAGCCAAACTACACATTCATCAATGGCAAGCTCGAACGTATCCCAAAGGAGGTGTGATATGAGTACCGCCAGTCTGGCTCTCAACAACCACGCAGCCGAAGTCACTATCGGGAAACTCACTATCTGGTTCAGCTACCAGACGGCCATCGCATTCCAGGCCCCTGGAGGCCCCATCGTGGTCTCCGGGAACCTGTGGGGCACCACCACCGGCAAGCACCTGAATGCCCTCCAGCCGGACAAGAAGAAGAGGATCGCACGCGAGGCATTTGAGGTTCAGTTGCAGGCCCTGCTGATGGAGCACGGCCTCATCGGCCCGCCCAAGGCGGCCCGCCTCAAAGTGTTTGTGGAGGGTGGCTGCTGCACCGGCGTGACCCTGGACGGAGTCGACATCGAATACGAGTTGGTGGACTATGACAATATCGAGGCCGGCGAAGGCAAGGAAGAGACCCCGTGAACGTCGCTTTTTCACTCAAGTTCGTAGCGTTCGTGGCCCTGGTCATCCCGGCCCTGCTGCATGTCATTGGCTGGATCGGCGTGCGTGCCCGGCCCAATCGGGATGACCTTCTGAACATGGTCGCAGTATTCTGCGCCGGGGTGATTCTGTGCATCGCCCTATTCTGGGAGGTGTAAAATGGAGTATGTATTTCACGTCGAGCGGCGCACAACGGATGGCCAAATTGGCTACATCAAAGTCTGCGCAATCGCTGACACCGCGCGCCATGCACTTTGTGCGGCCAAGCTGATTGGCCACGACCATAGCGCCAAGGGATTCGAAGTGGGTAAACTGTGGGTAAATGTCGAATGCAACGGCAGCCACCTGGCGCTCGTGTTCGACCCGAATGCGGTCGTTGGCCATACCAAGGCCGAGGCGGATCAGGCAGTCGAGACGATGCGCGCCATCCTCTCCAATGCCCTGGACAGGGCGCACGACATGGCTGTGTTCTGGACGGAAGACTGAGGTGTGAAATGCTAAATGTAGAGATTCGCCGAAAAGACTCAGATGGCAAACCGCGCTGCGAGCGGACTATCTTCAATGACGTCATGGACGTCACGTTCATGCCCCCGGAGGCCGACTATGTGTCCATCCACATGGTCACCGACCAGCGGCTGCGCCGCCACTACCGGGTGCCGTCGGCGGAATTGTTTGAAATCCGGGTCTGGTGGACGGATGTCCGCTACGCCCTGTTTGACCGGATGTTCCTCGGCATTAAGCCCCGCGCCGTCCTGGTCGCCCAGGGCTACACGGAGATCAGCAACCTGTACCTTCTGGCCCAGATTGAGCGCAAGTTCAACCTGGAGCCCCAGACAATCGGCGCGGCATTCCGGCGCGGGCGCGAGACCTGGGTGTCCAGCGCCAGGGTTTTCAGCCACAACTGTTTTCATGACGCCGACGCATACTACCGTATGCCCGACCTGAATTACAAACTGCGCAACACCAGGGGAGGCTCCGTATGAGCAAGAGTGTCATCGAGACCACCAAGGTCGAAGTCCGCAACGGGCTCTCTATCTTCTACCAGCGCGAGCCCAGGCGAGGCTGTGGTTACCGCCATGCCGGGCCGGATGGATACGGCCTTTACCTGATGAGCAGCGGCTGGTCGGAAAATTGCGAAAGATTGCCCTGGCCGTTGACCGTGTGCCCTGTGTGCGGCGCAGGCATCAAGTTCTCACGCGGGTTCCGTTGGGTGGTGCCGGTCTCCCTCTTGGTTGGAGACCCGCCCTGCGTGCCAGCAGTCAAGCGGCACTGGCACAAGTCCTGCCCGTTCTGCAGCCCGTCCGCAGACCCGGCGGGGCTGATGTGGGTCGGCGATATGTTCTACACGCCCAGGTCATTCCGGCTGGAGGCCGAGGCCCTGGGAGTCTCTAAACGGATCAATGCCCTGCCGCTTGAGTTCGTGGTGGGCGACACTTGGATTTTCCTGGCCCACATCCACGCTTGGTATGACCTCTCGGCCAAAACCAAGCTGGAGATCGGCAGCGAGGTGCCGGAGGCCAAACCGGGGATCTTCACGGCCTTTCGCCCCATGTGCCTGGACATCGTCATCAATGACGCCGAACACATCCCGGAACGGGCTAAGGCCCTGGCCGAGAAGTGGGGGCCCAAGGCCCGGCTGGTGGTGGTCGAGAAAGCCGAGCCGCAGCAAGCGGCCCTCTTGCCAGACGGAGGTGCCGCTGCGCAGCCAGAATAGCAGTCGTTGTTTTACTAGAGATCAAAAAGGAGGCTACAAATGGACAAGGTCAAGGGACGCAAGCACTTTATCTGCCCTATCTGCAAGAATGGCAGCGGGCGCGGGCACAACGACTCGTGGGTGCTCGATGTGAAGAATGGCGGGATCGTCGACCGCAAAACCGGCGCTGAGGTATATACCCAGTTCGCAGGCGACGACGAGTACCTGCTGGCAGTCAAGGACTCGCTCCAGGGCGCAGAGGTCTGCGGCTCCTGCGTCGAATCGGTGCGCGAATATGGCTCCCGCATCCTGGTGTTCGAGCCCGGGGACGGCGAGACCGCCTCCTTCTTCGCCTATGGCGATGAGGACTTGGTCTGGATCGACCGCGACGGCGGCGACTGCGCAACGTATGCGCAGTGGGCCGTGGCCGTGGCCAAGGCGACTACCTACCACCGCACCGACGCCTGGCGCGGCTACCACGACACGCCTGACGAAATCAACATCGACGGCGGCAAGCTCACGCGGGTGGATGACAACACCCTGCTCGCGATGGGCAACGAGAACGAAGTCAAAGATGTCCATGTCAAGCTGCAGGACATCTGCACCAAGGCCAACGTCCCGCTGGTCATGGTCGTGCACCTCACCAGCAACGTGTTCTCGACCATCGTGCAGCACTACCTGACGGACGATGCGCTCGCCAAGACCGGCCTGGACGAAAAGGAAGACCTGACGGCGGCGCAGGACACCGCAGACAGCACCACGACCAAGGTCTTGGTGGACAACGTCCTGCTGCCCGCCACTGACACGGCGGCGCTCGCCGACGTGTTGCGCAAGGGCATCGCGGCAATCGACGCGAAGTACAAGACCCAACTGGAGGGCGCGGAATGACCGCCCAGGCCATGCTCCTGGAGCTTCTAGCGGTGGCAAGCATACTCCAAGCTCGCTACCCGTATGAGCCGTGGCCAGACTCTGACCCACTCACGACCCGCTTTCGCCGCCTGTGGTATAGGCTGGTGCTGGTGATAGCCCTGGGCCTCCAGGAGCCAGGGCTGTCCCAGGTCTGTGTCGTTCGGGATCAACCGGAGGTGAAACATGCTGTCTAAAGGGATCGCCCGCCTGTACCAGGCCAAAACCTATGACCTGCTCGGCTTGGCCCTGGTCAACATCATCCTGAACCCCTACGAACTCGGACTCGGGATCAGAATGGACTACATGACCTACCTGTGCCTCAGCATCCAGGTACTATTCCTGCGACTGGACGTTATGTTTTGACCTACCGCGCGCGGTAGAGCCTGCCCCGGGCGTATGGACGATTTGACAAAATCAACGACCTGTGGTATATGCTATGGTAGTTACGATTGGAGACGGACGTGGTGAGCGAGAAGATTTTTGCTGAACGCTATCGACTGCTGGCCCTGGGATTGCTTTCCTGGGTTGTCGCCCGCGTCTTGAACGGCACCGGGCTGGCCTTTGGCTACCGCTATGACCCGCTCAAGGATATCCTGAACTTCCACTTCCTCGCCGCCTGGCTGGAGTGGGAGATGGCGCGTTCCGAGATGAGCTACCCACGTACCGACTATGAGGCTATCATCCAACAGGCGCGCGCACTGCCCTGTGTCACAGAAGAGCTACACTCTCATTACCTGGGCGTCCATATTCCCCACGCCTACATACTCGGCGTCGATTGCCCGTCCAGCTTGCGCGACGAAGAACGCCTGCGTGGACGGCTAGAATACAGACCAAAGGAGGGATGAATTGGCACAACTGTCGTTCCTGTACCTGCTGCTCTACCCGTTCACTATCGTTGGCGGGATCATCCTGGCTATCCGCCAGCAACCCAAAAGGAAGTGAGTTGCCCATGAAAGTACAGTTGGTTCGTGCCCGCGGAGGCGCGCCGGAGCCAGTAGAAGAGGTGGCCCAGGTGCAGATCGTAGACGCCAAGGGAGAGCGGTTTTTCATCGCCTCGGCCACCCCGTTCGCCGGCATCGTGATTCGTAGCGGGCTACCGGGGATCAGCGTGGCCCCCTGCGCACAGGATGTTCTGCGGATTTACCGTCGCCCCCCCAAAGAAACCGAGTGGTGTCTAGTTCCAAAAGAATCAGTATAGAAAAAGGAGATGAACCATGCCTATTGTTGGTATCAGTGACAAGACCCGTCTGCAAAAGGTGGGTCGCATCCGCCTCGGCCACAGAGAGTTGGTTATGCACAAGGGCCCAGAGAAGAAGGCAATCTATCGCCCGGTCGCCGACCCATTTTTCGTCTTGACCGACGCGCCCGCCGTGGCCGATGTCGCCGGAGACAACCCAACCAGCCTGCGCATTATCTTCCTGTCTGACAACATGGAAAAGACATTCCCGCACTATCTGCGCCGCTATTCGGCCAGGGGATTGCGCTGCATGGGCGATGGCCAGACGGTCATGTACCACATCAACGATGATGGGATCAAGGATGTGAACAATGGCCTGTTGTGCAACGACAAGGGCGTGACTACCCTGTTCCCGGTGGGCGACAGCAAGGAGAAGACGCAGGCCCGCGCAATGCCCTGTGCGGGGTTGGACTGCCCGTTCTATGCCACGTTGGAATGCAAGCCCACCGGCTACTTGCGCTTTGCACTGGCCGACATGCCCCGCCAAGGGTATCTGGACTTGGTATGCCATCAGCGTGCCACCATCGGGATCAAGACCAGCCTGGAACTGTCGCTCAGCACCTTCGGGCGGCTCACCGGCATCCCGTTCATCCTCCATCGCGGTGACGAGGAATCCGTTCAAGTCCGCACCAAGGACGGCAAGACCCAGGCGATGCTCATCCGCGTGCCTTGGCTCGAAGTAGACCCGGCCTGGTACCTGGCCAACGTCAGCCGCACCACGGACATCCTCGTGGAATCTGCCAAGCGCCGCCAACTGCAGGCTCAGCTTGCCCGCGTCTCCCTATTCGGCGAAGAGCCTGGTGAGAACGTCAAGCTCCTGGAGGCCGCGATTCAGGAGTTCGAGAACGAGTCCTTCGAGGGTGAGAAAGCGGCCCTGGACGAGGACTCCGACGAGGTGGTCGAGGGCACCGCAGAAGTTGTCGAAGACCCGCCTATCGTCGCTCCCGGGGCTAAGCCGGTTGCCCCGCCCAAGCTCGGCGACAAGGAGCAACTGCAGCCGACCGTCGCCCCGCTCAAGTTCGGCGACAAGGAGTATCCGCGTCCCGCCACGCCAGACCAGGTGCGCGAGTACCTGAATCACCAGGTCAGGGTCAAGTTCCCCAAGTGGGTGAACCCGGCGCCTCCCTCCGAGCGGGGGGAATATGTGAATAAGGTCAATAGGGCCGCCGGTAATTGGGGCGCCCAGGGCCGCCATTGGTGGTCATTCTACCAGTGGGGCGAGGAAAGCTCCAAAAAGCTGTCATTCGGCCAGGTCGAGGCTACCAAACGCTGGCTTGACCCTGAGAGGATCGGCAAGGGCCACGTAGACCCGACCGCACAGACCGAGTTCGCCGCCATGCTCACTGAGGCGTGCAAGGCCAAAGGGCAGTTGACGCTGCCCCTGGAGTCGCCAGAGACCTACGTGGAGACAGAGCCCACCACCCAGACACAAACAGGAGACCTGAACCCTCAGGGATCCACTACTACTACTCAGGAGGAGGATACCAATGGCAACTAACCCGTTCGTCATCCGCTGTGAGGCGGCCACAGAGTCCTTGGCCACGGCCCGTCGCGAGCATGTCAAGGCCGCTATCTCGGCTGACCGAGCCAACCGCGAGTTCAAGCGAGTCACGGTTTCCTGCAACCGCAGAATCCTGGCCAAGCTCAACAACGATGTGAAACTCCTCGGCTCCAATGAGGCCGCCCAAACCCGCACCTTGGCTACCCTGCTGGCCGATGAGCCAGAATATATCGCCGCCGAGGCCAATGCCCTGGACGCCGCAGACGCAGCACGCATCCTGGAGGCCGAGGTCGAGTGCCACAAGGATAGCGTGCGGTTCCTGCTGGTTGCTATCCCGACGTATGCCGTGGGAGACGCAGAATGACCGACCCATTGACCACCAAGGACTATGATGAATTGGTGAGCGATGGGCCGAACTACCAGCACGATACCCACGACGAGGCGCCCGATGCCGCGTGCTCGTGTGGGGGCTCCAACCCCGACTGTGCCCTGTGCCATGGATCAGGTCGGGTTCTGCAGGAAGATGCCCTGGCCGGCGAGAATGGGGGTGACAGATGACACTAGTGACAACGGGAGGCCCGTCCGAACCGGGCCTCCCCGGAGCCTTTCGTATCGGCCCGAGTGGGGCCACGCCCATCGGTGCCCCCACTTTCCAGCAATGCCTGGATGAAGTGATCTACGCCATCAACCTGATGACTTGCCTGCCGCTGGCCATCGGCGATATACTCAACTACATGATGCAGCATTGGCCGGACAAGTACGCGCAGGCCATCGACGGTTTCTCGCAACGGTACAGCACGCCCACCCTGTACAACTACATGAGCGTCGCCCGCCGTGTGCCGCAGGATATCCGCCGGCCAGAGTTGTCCTGGAATTACCACGAGGCCGTGGCCGGGCTGTCTGGCAAGCCGGATGAACAGCGCCGCCTGCTGGACGAGGCCGCGGCCAAAGGGTGGAACTATGAGGAAATGCGTCAAGCCGCACGGATCGCCAAGGGGCATACACCCATACGCCGGTTCCAGTTCCGCGCCCGCAAGATCAGCACGGCGTTCCGCGCTGGCGGCATCAAGGACATCCTCTGCGAGGATGTGGTTACGCTCACTGAATCTGGAGAGATACCGACAGGCGAGGCAGACGTGGAAATCACCGAGGCGC